AGTGGCAGCCTGTACACCGGTGCCCAGACTGATTTGTCGCACGGCATCATGGTCCACCGATTCACGGGTCTTACTAGCGCAGATGCCGGTAAGACGATCACGGTCACTGTAACCAGTGTCGATACCAATGGGATGGTGTCGTTTTGCGGCTGGTGGCTGGAATCCAAAACCCCGCCACCTGTGATTGTGGCGAACATCGCCAAGCTCCCTAATGCGGGATATTCCAAGTACCCGGGGTGGTCTGGTACCGAGCAGCAGCGGGACAACCAGGTTGATCAATTCAACCAGGTTATCCGGGACGTGGTTGCGGAATTCGACCAAATGGTGCAGGTTGCCGACATTGATGCGGCGCTGAATAAGGACCCCAAACTGTTCTGGGACAGCCTGCACCCGAATGAGGCGGGCAACGCGAAGATCGCGGATGCTCTCCTGGATGCTCTTGCCCGCATGACGCCCCCGGCCACTGCGTCTAGTGCTACTGCATGCTTCAACCCACCTACTCCCCGGCATGTCCCGCTTATCAGGGTTCGCAGGCCGGATACCTGGTATACGGCGGACTTTGGGAGCAAGAGCACCCCAAGCACGCTGGTAGCGAATGAGCTGTGGGCTATCCCATTTGTGGTTTCTAGTACACGAGAGCGTTACAACAGCGCTGGGATAGCCGTGAATGCTACTGGGCAAACTAACGGTCAAGTAAAGATCGGCATCTACTCGGATCCACGGTGGAGTGGCTACCCGCAGGGGCTTGTGGCAAATGCCGCAGCACAACTTAACGTGTCCACTGGTTTGTCCACTGGGCTGGCCAAACTGGGACCAGACGTGTTCAACATTGCCCTGGATCCCGGGCTGTACTGGCTCGCTGTTCTCGTTCAGACCCCGGGAGAGGATGTGCAGTATGAGATGATTTCCGGTCCGGTTTCGTTCTTGCCTAACATGGATTCCCAAACGGGCAGTGCCAAGTCTTATATCGGCTTCAAGGTTGCTTGGACACAGTCCGAGTTCCCCACCTGGTTCCCGGAGAACGCGCAGCTTGTGGAGTCAGCTCCTCTTATCGCTTTGAAGACGTTCTAAATTTAATAAAACGGTTGATTTTTCCTTACCCTGAATGGTGAGTATTACTCGCCATTCAGGGTTTTGTTATGCCGTGGATACTTAACGAAGACGCCGCCATGAAAAGGCGGTTGACCGGTCTCGTGGTTTCACACCAGGATGGGGTAATTCCTGTCCCGGTGCGATTCACCACGCCTGAAATCGAATCACCGGACATGGCATACCCGTCGATTACTATCACCCGGCTTCAGGCGTCACGTGCACCGGAACGTGAACATCGCGGATTTGTGAAGATCGATTACGGCCCTGAAGGCGCTGACCTGCCCGGTCCGGAAGACCGGTGGGGATGGTACGCGGAATTCCCCATCCCCTACAACATTGACTATCAAATTGAAGTCCACACCAGATTGCAACAGCAGCAAGTTGAGCTCGCTCAACTTTTGGCGAAGGAAGATCGCCTTCCTGAGCGCGGCGGATACCTCGAAATACCAAATGTGAACGTTGTTGCATCCATGGATGTCATCGGTGGACCGGTTTTCACTGATGGCTACGACGATGACAGCAAACGCTATTTCGAAATCCGGTATATCGTCCGCGTCTTTTCGGAGATGACCCCATGGGATATCAAACGGTACAACTTCCCGGACCAGGTTGTTGGGCGTATCTACAACCGCGCTCGTACTCGTCAACTTGGTGGTTTCGAAAACCAGTACACCCCTTAGCGCTGAGGTGACATTTTGGCTGAGTACCTGACTCCTGGAGTCTACGTTGAGGAGTATTTCGGCCCGAGATACGGGTCCGGGTACGGTGATGCTCGGGCAGTGGCCGCCTTTGTCGGCCTTGCGGATAAGGGCCCGGCTGAGCCAACCCTGATTACGTCGTGGAATCAGTTTGAGCGGATCTTTGGCGGTTTCGCTGGCCCGCGCAACTATCTCCCGTACGCAGTTCACACCTATTTCCGCAACGGTGGTGCCCGGTGCTACATCGTCCGCGCTGTCCGCGCTGACGCGGTTCCGGCTGAGACCACTGTTACGGACAACACCCCCGCTGATCAGGGTGGCCCGCAGCCAGCTGTCCGGTTTGTTGCGCAGGCACCCGGTTCCCTCGGTAACAAGCTCAGTATCCGGATCACTCCCACTGGTGCTTCCGGGCGCTTCAACGTTTTCATCCTCGAGGACGGTGTCGAGGTTGAGCGGTTTGAGGACCTGAGCGCGGACCCGAATGACGGCCGCTACATGGAGTCCATTATTGACTCCCCGGCCACCGGGTCACGACTGGTCCGTATGTACAACCTCAAGGTTGAGAACCCGGAGTACACCTACAACCCGGACACGGATTATCTGCCCGCTCAGACCGCTGTCTTCTCCGGCGGCGAGGATGGTGAGGGTCCGTACGATTTCGTCGCCGCCGCGAAGAAGCTGGCCGATCTGGATGTCAATATTGACCTGAACCTGCCCGGTGAAACCTCAATTCAGATCCTCAACGAGGTTATTGCCTGGGCTGAGGAGACCAAGAAGGTCTTTGTTGTTGTTGACGGGCCGCGCGCTGCGGAAAACGCGACCAGTGGCCAGGTGCTCACCGGTTACACCGCAATGGTCAGTGGTGCTACCCCGCTTCTGGCGTCTTCCTATGCGGCGATTTACGGCCCGTGGATCATGATTTCCGACCCGTCTAGCCGCATGTACGGTGCGGTGCGAATGATCCCGCCGGGTGGTGCTGTTCTGGCTAAGTTCGCCCGGAATGACGCGGTGCGTCACGTGGGCAAGACCCCGGCTGGTGTTGAGACGGTTCTCGATGGGGTTGTTGCGGCTGAGACCAGGTTTAGCCAGGCCGAGCTTGATGAGGCTGCCGAGAACCACATCAATATCATTCGCAACGTGCCGGGTTACGGCATTTGCATCATGGGTGGCCGGACGCTGCACCGTGAGCTCCCCATGCGGTACATCAGCGCCCGCAGAACCGTGATTTACCTGCGCAAGCAGCTGTCTGATCTCACGCGGTTCGCGGTGTTTGAGCCGAACGGGCCGGACCTTTGGCAGGAAATCACGCTTCGGGTCAGCCAGTACCTCGGCACCCTGGCCAGGGCTGGTGTTCTTGGTGGCACCAATGAGGCTGAGGCTTTCTCGGTCAAATGTGATGCGGACATCAATCCGCCGTCGGAGGTGGCGGCCGGGCGTGTGAATGTCGAGGTCATGGTGGCTCTTCGCTACCCGGCCGAATTCGTGGTTATTCGCCTTGGCCAGACGGATCAGGGCACTGAGATCACTGAGTTTGTTCGCCGCTAATTGGGGAGTGCTGAATGGCTGAGCTTAAGCGTCTTGAGAGTGACCCTCTGCGGTCATTTAAGTTCAGAGTCACCTTTGGTAACGCCAGCACCTATGGGCTTGGCGGAATGGGGTTCATGAGCGTCAGCGGTCTGGGGAGCATTAATATTGATGTGATCCCCTACCGTGAGGGTGGTTATAACACCACCCCGCACAAGCTGCCTGGTCAGGCGGATTTCCCGCCCGTGACTTTCTCGCGCGGCCTGTGCGTTGGTGACAACGGGTTCATGAAGTGGATGACCGACCTGTTCGACTATATGAATGGTGAGGGCACCACGGTCGGTGATTCCACTAACGATTTCCGTGGCACTATCCAGGTGGATGTTCTGTCGCACCCGGTCAAGGGCGGTGTTGGTGTGCCCATGGCCAGTTTCATCCTGTACAACGCCTGGCCTAGCGCCATCTCGTTCACTGACCTGGATGCTGGTGCCCAGAGTGTTGTGGTCCAGTCGATGACGATTGTCCACGAGGGTTTCCGGTTCCAGGTTGCCGACAACCTGAACAACACCGGTGTCCGCATTAGCGGTGCCATCGCCGCCTAAGTAGGGTTGTCGGTAGCTATAAATCACATCAGAAAACCCGATAATTTGGTTTCAGGACTGGTTTAAGAATTGGAGCAAACAGTGGCTGAGTTTTCTGAGCTGATTAATGCTACCGACAACCCGGCCCGCACGGCCGCGCTAGTGAACAAGGTGCTGAACCCGGATACGCCTCCTCCGGTTATGGAGCAGCCGCAACCGGATGAGGTTGAGCTGCCGTGCGGGCTTATGGTTGACGGGCAGCTTGTTCGGACGGCACGTGTCAAGGAGCTTACCGGGGCTGTTGAGGAGCAGATGGCTCGCGCTCAGATGTCCAACAACCCTGAGCGCATGTTCAACGTGCTTCTTTTGGGCGGGTTGGTGGACATCGGCGGTCATGAGCCGGACGAGGCACTCGTTGAGCGCATGGTCCTTGGTGACCGTGAAGCCATCATGCTCGGAATCCGTAAGGTCACCTACGGCCCTGAAATCGAGTACGAGGAGTATACCTGCGAACAGTGTCGGGCCAAGTTTGAGCTCACGATTTCGATCGATGAGATTCCTGTGGTGCGGGCGGAGAATCCCGGGAATCTGGAGTTCTTTGTTGAGCTCAAGCATGGCCGCCGGGCGCGAGTTCGTCATGTTACTGGTGCCGACCATCTGGCGATTATGGCCCTGGAACGCCAGGAAAAGCTCACCCCGGCAGAGCGTGATACCGCGTGGCTTGCCCGATGCGTGCTCGCGCTTATTGACCCTCAAGGTAACGAGCGCCTGGTGCACGGCAACAAGCAGGCCATGCGGGATCTCGGTTTGGCGGACCGGGCCAAGATCCTTGACGAGCTCACGAATAAGCGTCCTGGCCCCAGGTTGAATGAGGTGAAGGTCACATGCCCGGACTGCGGGCACACTTCGGACTTTATTGTGGCAATTAACGCACTGTTTCGCTACTGATATTGCGGCGCTCTACGCAGTTTATGAATCACTGATTGTGGCTTACCCGGGATGGCGGCTTGAGGATGCGCGCTCACTAACCGTGGCTGAGCGCCGCTTCTTCCTTGAGATGGCGCGTTGGCGTGCGGAAAGGAGAGCGCGTGGCAACTGAAGCGCTAGTGATGGGCTGGCGACCGCTTCAGTGGAGTATTGACCAGAGCGCCCGTAAGACTGATAAGCTGATTTCCCAGATCGATAAGCTTAATAAGCTATTCGAGAACTTTGGGAAGCAGTTTCAGAAGATCCCCACGACGTTTATGTCGTGGGGAGCTAAGGGTGCTTCTGGTCAGCCCCAGTCCAATCTTCAGGCCGCCATCACGGCCATGTACGGGGGTAAGGGGCTGGGGGGTCATGTAAAGGGGCCGACCGGGTACGGTTCCTCCCCCGCGGCTGGTGGTGCTGGTAGCTGGCAGGGTGGTGGTTCCCCGCCCTTTTATTGGGCTGCGAAAGTCCCCCCGGGTGGCTCGCCCCAGCAGCCTGGCTCCCTGCTAGCCAGGGCTGGTAATGGTGGTCACGGTGGTTACGGTGGCGGTGGTGGTCTGCCGCCTGGTGGTGGTTTTCCCGCTCTCCCACCCGGTGGGTCGGGTGGGGGCAGTCTGATCAATTTGGTTGGTAATGGTGGGCACAGCCGGGCTGCTCTAGCCGGTTATGTCGGCACTGCTGCCGTGCTGTCTGGGGTGTCCGCTCTTCGGCGTTTTGGTGAACGTGAGCGGCTGCCCCAGATGCTCATGGAGCTTGCCGCTGCTAGTGCCTCTCTCGGTTCCGGGCTACCGTATTCGCAGGCGTCCCAAACGTGGTTGCGAAATGTTTTCGGCCCGCACACGGCTGCCAGGTCCGCTACGGCATTGTCGCTAGAAGACACGCTGTCCGCCGAATTCCTTCGTATGCGGGTATCCGGCGGCTGGTCCCTGGACTCGGCCCGTGACCGCAGCGTTGATGCGGCATGGCGGGCTCTGGCAATGATCAATTCGACGATGGGCGATGAGCGCTCCATGCGTGTCATCGCTGAGCTTTTGTCACCCAGGGTTGCTAACCGTGCCATACTGCTCGGCTATGGTGAGCTGTTCACTCGCGACCACGCCTATATTGGTAATGCCGAGTTCGTGCGCAGACTGTTCCGGCGCACGTTCGGCACGGACCGTGTGGATCCCAAGCGTGTTCAGGCTGCCCTAGCGCAGGGCCAGCCGTTGTATTTCAACCTGCGTGCGCTTGGTCTCAGCGATGAGGCGGCTGAGGCGTTTGCTGAGTACGCTCGCGCCTACGCTACCGCTACCTCATCGGGACTTTCCGGTGAAGAGTTTGACCGCCTTCTGGTTCAGGCTGCTCAAACGGGTCCCGAGGCTTTGCGAGCTCGCGAGACTCTGCAACGCTACAACATCCCGGTTAACACCGTTCTGCAGCAGAAGAAGGATATCCAGGCTATTGAGCGCAGCTTTGATGCCGAGCTCAACAAGGAATTCATTGAATCGTGGAAGGCGGTAATCGAGGAAACCCGGCAGGGTACCGAGGCCATAAACAGTTTCAGGAAGGCTCTCGAGGACGCCACGGGTATCCTGTCGAAGTCGGGTGGTCTTTGGGAATTCCTGCGCCGCCCGCTGCGGACCATCCTGGGTTGGCTGAACTGGGGTGAGTTCGACACCGGTTCAAACCAGCAGCCCACCTCGCAGAGCGCACAGAACGTCCTTGACCTGGTCCGGCGCACCGGTCAGTATTCCAACGCTAATGACATGCGTAACCGCCACTCTACTAGCCAGGGTGGCGAATCGCTTCTGTCTTCAGCACTCAGTTCTTCCCGGAAGAGTGACCAAAAGCCTAAGAGAACCGATAAGAAGAACAAGGGATCCGGGGATAAGATCGTTCAGGACAAGAAGACTAGCAGGAATCAGGATGATGTAATTGGTGGCGCTTCAACTATTGCGCGTGTCATCAATTATGCTCGTGCTCAGATTGGTAAATGGTACCAGTGGGGTGGTGCGGGGCCGGACCGGTTTGACTGTAGCGGCCTGGTGTGGATGGCCTATAAAACTGGTGCAAATATAAACATCGGCCGAACCACGTGGGATCAGCTGAGGAATCCGAAAGCCCAGAATGTTCCGATCAGCAGGAAGGCGGTACTTCCTGGTGACCTGATTTACACCAATGCTGGTGGCCACGTTTCTCTTTGGACCGGTGGCAGCTATATCGAAGCACCGGGTACGGGTAAGCGTATCCGTGAGGTTCGCGCGTGGCCTTCGGGTATTCACAGGATTCTTCGATTCATCAGAAGCTCGGGACCTGCTTCCAACGGTATTGGTGCTGCCGAGTTCAAGCAGCAGCAGGAAGAGGTTGAAAAGCTTCCCACTGAGCAGACTGGTACTGGTGGCGATGAGGTGTCCGGTGACCCGATCACCGGTAACGTTGTGTTCAGTGTCGCCAACCAGCTTGGCAGTGTCGAAGAGATCGACATCGTTGAAGCTATTTTCGGTTCGAACTCGCCTCTTCGATCACATTTCATCAATGTAGGTGGTGAGTCCACTCAGCACGAGGAGACCAAGGAGTCCACGCGGGAGAAACCGAAGAAGGAGAAGACGAAGAAGGACACCGGGGCCGCGCAGATTCCTGAAGGTGAGGGCTTGCTTCCCGGCAAGGCTGGTAAGGGTGTCCGTGGCAAGATTCCGCCTCTTCCGAAGAGCGCCCGTATTCGGCGGAATATCAAGCTGGGCAAGGAGATGGCTTATGCCCGGGGGTGGACGGACGCTAATGATGAGTGGGACGCCCTCTACATGCTGTGGATGAAGGAGTCGGGGTGGAACGATAAGGCCAGGAATCCGAGTTCTGGGGCGTACGGTATTCCTCAGGCTAACCCGGCTCCCGGGTCGGGGCATAAGGTTGCCCTGGACCCGAAGTGGCAGAATAGTCCTCGCGCTCAGATTGAGTGGGGTCTTAACTATATTGCCCAGCGTTATGGGACTCCAAAGCGTGCGTGGGCGCACCACCTTGCCAAGAACTGGTATGACCGGGGCGCGTGGGAAATCCCACACGATCAGCCAGCGGTTGTTCACAAGGGTGAGATGATCATTCCCGCCAAGCAGGCGGAGAAGATCCGTGACGTGCTCCTCCGGGAGAACGTCAGTCACAACACGACCACGAATAATACGAACCACAATATCACATTCGGTCCGAACTCGATTCAGATCACGATCAACGCGAACCCGAACTCCGGCGGCAACTTTGGCACCCGGCAGGCTGCACGTCAACTCGCCCGCGATCTCATGCAGGAGATTGACCGTTTGCTTCAGCACAAGCGGATTGCTCAGGGGATGTAATTTATGGAAAACATGCCGCCTCACAGAAATCTGCTCAATATAGCCCCAATGGGCCGTATTAGAAACATTGCCCGTGGATACATTGTGACGGACAATGAGAGCGGTACCAGCCCGCTTCGCGAAAAGCATAAGCTGAACTTCCTCTATAACCCATCCGCTATTAGTACGAGTTATGGAATAGATGGGACGCTTGATAATATCAACATCAGTTACGGAAATGATCCGCGAGGTTCAGGCAATTATGTGACAGTGCCAAATCAGCGGATTAATTTCGCAATCATGTTTGATCGCACCTATGAAGTTAATGAAGGAACACTGGCGAACGGGGTTCAACATGATATCGAGGTGCTGAAGGCGATCGTTGGGTTGAAGGAAGATTCTTATAATCAATCACGCCCAGCGAATAGTGACGGGGTCATGATGTATTCCCCCGTTTGGTTTGTGTTCTCTAACAACATGGGAGCACTTAGACTCTACGGGTTCATTGAGAATTTTGATATTACGTGGGAACTTTTCTCATCTCAACAGGTTCCTATGCGGTGCAGTGTGCAGATCAGCGCCCGCCTGAGGCCACCGACTACTCAAGCACCTGGTGAGAGCTCAGGCAGCTCCGGTAGCAGTGGCGGCGGTGGTGGTGGTGGTGGAAGCCGTCAGCAGAGCCAAGACCTGTCGGGACTGATGCGTAGAACCGAGCGAGGTATGCCACACGTGCTCACCCAGAGAATCTGGACTTGGTGATGCCTTGGCTTCCTCCCCCGCCTAAAGGCGGGGGTCTCCTCGGAGGGATCCGATGAATCGTTATGAGGGTATAGCACCGGTTTCCTCGCCGTTCCGTGGCGGGGTAGTTCGCGGTCGTGAGCTCCGCCCAAACCCGGACTGGACATTCAACTTCACGTACTACCGAATCAAAGAAGGCGATCGGATTGATTTTTTGGCGCACAAATTTCTGAAGAATAAGGATTTGTGGTGGTACATTTTGGATGCCAATCCGGAAATTATTGAACCATGGAATCTTAAGATCGGGCAGGTGATCAGGATCCCGAATGTCCTGGCGTAACATCCATTTCAAGATAACTATTGGTGGGCAAAGAATGGATCCCACCACCGCCGACGTGCTGATCGAACAGCACCTCGGCTGGAACACTATTGCACACGTTCGGGCACAAATCCCGTACTATCAAGCGGATGACCCAAGGCTATATGAGGAAGACAGCCTGGTCGAGATTGAATGGGGCAATAAACCAGACGAGGTAGCAACCTGGTACGGGTATGTGCACCACGCTGACGTAGATACTGCCAGCCCGCAGCGCCCTGGAAACGTGGAAATCCGCTACCTGCTTGTTGGGACTGGTTACCTGCTCACCGACCAGGTTCGTAAGGTTTGGCGGAACATTACGGACTCGGGCATTGCTCGCGAGATCGCCCAAAAGCACGGGCTGAGTTCAGTGGTGCACAAGACCAGCTACGTGCACAAGTACCTGTACCAGGACAATTTGAGTGATTTTGATTTCCTGCACGAGCGGGCTTTGAAGAGCGGCCGGAAGCTCCACATCGAGAACGGTGTCCTCTATTTCATCGACGTGGCCGCTTGGGCGGCCGCGAAGATGCCGTACGCGCCCACGTACGAGCACCACAAGGATCCAACTCGTCCTACGAACATCCTGCGGTTTGAAGCCCAGGTCGGTGGTGACTTGCCCGAGGCTTTCGGCCGTCAGCTTCGGCGAGCCATCTATGGTGTCGATCACGCATCCGGGAAGATGATCACGAGCCGCAAACAGGACACTGCTAAAGCCCGCGCCCTGTACCTGGCTGATGATCGCCCAGACTCGTTCGCTGACCTGGAGTACCGGTTGAGCGGGCACTCCACGAAGACCCAGGAATGGGTGACGGCCAAAACCTTGCTGGTTGGTTCCTCAAGACTGGTCCCAGGTCAGCCCATTGAGCTGAAGGGGCGGGCCATCCCAAACCCGCTACGGGGCGTGTGGGTCATCAACACCGCATCCCACTACCTGCGCTCTTACAAGGTCACTGGGTTGGGGTACCCGGTGTTCAGCACCCAGGTAGAGCTCGCCCGGAACACTAAGACGGACTACGAGTTCTCAGACAAGGCGGTGCCGTTGATTGATGACAGTTGCACGCCGTCCAATAACGGCTGGAAGTCTTCGGTAATGAGGCATATCACGCTATGAGAATGCAGCATGGCGATCGTGAAGGCGTTTTCTGGGGCATTGTGAACTCAGCGAATGATCCGGAGAACCGGTATCGGGTTGAGTGCCGGGTTCCCGATGTTCAGGGTGAAGAGCTGACGGAGTGGGCTGAACCGGATTCTATGATCCTCGCCCCTTTGAAGCCGGGTGACAAGGTGTGGATTCGCTACCTTGGCGGGGACTTCCGGCACCCAATCTATCACATTCCTTACGACCGGAAGCGCGGGTTTATCTGGAATGCCCCCGAAAACATGCTCGTAAAAAACCCGAGCGGGAGAATCACGATTGATGGCACAACTGTCACCGTAACCGGGTCATCCTCATCCGTGGTGACCACCGGGGGCAAGGTTCACAACATGGGTCCGAACGGCAGCGGGTACGTGCCCTCGGTTGCGAGCGAGTTTGAGGTTGCTTCAAACCCGGGTTTGAAGCACGATATCCGTGATGTGGATTTCGACCCGGTAGAGGCGGTTAAGAACGCCCCGGCAAAACTGTGGAAATACAAGCACGAACACTCCCCTGATCAGCGGGATCGGATTGGGCCAATGCTTGATGACCTGCCTGAACTCGCCCGATCTGGGGAGAACGTAAGCACTCAGGCTTTGATCGGCATCCTATGGGCTGCGGTTTCAGAACTCGCGAAGAAAGTCGAAAAGCTAGAGCAGCAAATCAGCGAATCACAGAATAATTAGCGCCCCAAATACACTGGAGAATGAAGTTTATATTGCAGTTCTCCAGTGATGATGATGAAGGCGCTAATTTTCCTTACAGTACACCATGTGACTGGGGGTGGGAGCTGATGCCCACTCCCCAGCCTGTTGCTATAGACCTGCCTTTCCGCATTGGGCCGGATGGTGCGGTTCAGACCACCCGTGACGTGGACAGGCAGGTCCGGCAGCGCTTGATTTCAATTATCGGCACTATTCCGGGTGAGCGTGTCATGCTGCCCGAATTCGGGGTGCCGGTTGCCGACTACCTGTTCCACCCAGACCCTCTCTACGTCGAGCAGGAGCTTTCCCGCCTGGTCGCCCAGCAGGCGGACATGTGGGAGCCCGGTCTAAATGTGGAAACCGTGATTCCCGTGCACGAGGATGACGGGAATGTGTCCCGAATCGACGTTTTCTACCAGCGCACGGACACGGAGGATAGCGATTCGCTTAGGGCACGCCACGTGCACACCGCCACTGTGAATTCTTCCGGCGTGAGGGAGGTGCTGCGTGGCTGATCCGCCTATTGATTACACCGCAGCCGATTTCTACGCCATCAAGGAGGACATTCTCAGGCGCGCTGAGGCGATCATGCCTGAGTGGACCTCCCGGTCGGAGGCGGACTTCGGTGTTGTTCTGACCGAGCTGTTCGCGCACGCAGCGGACCTGAATAATTACGCGATTGACCGCCTTTTGCGCGAGGCGTTTCTGCCAACCGCGCTTACCAGGGCCAGTGTTCTGCTGCTTGCGGAAATGCTCGGCTACGTCCCGCACGGAACTATTGCCGCTACCGGAACGGTGACTCTTACCACCAGCCCTGGTGGCCCGTCGGTTACCGTGCCCGCTGGTACGCAGCTTACAACGGATTATATTGAGGCGATTGATTCGCCGCTCATTTTCGAAACCGTTGAGGATGTTGTCGTCCCCGGTGATGGCGGCACCGCAACGGTGGCGGTAGCCGAGGGGCGTACCCGGCGCATGGTGGAAATCGGCGTCAGCACCGGGATGGCAAATCAGCGGTTTGCTATCCCCCAAACGGGTGTGATTGATGACAGTGTCCGGGTGTACGTGGAGACCACGGACGGGATTACTGAGTGGACCCCGGTTCCCCGGCTGCTGTTCGCCCGCCCGTATGACATGGTATTCACGCTACGCCCCACGGCAGACAATACGACGATGATCGTTTTCGGGGATGGTACTTCTGGTGCCGTTCCCCCGATGGGTGCGCGCATTTTTGCAACATACCGGCACGGGGTTGGTGCAGCGGGGAACATAGTCGCTGGAAAGATTGCGTATATTTCGGACCCATCCGGTGAGCTCACCGGGGTAACCGTGGCCACGGATGGTGCCGGGGTTCCGCTGTCCTCCGCAACAACTGGTGGCTCTGATCCTGAGGATCTGGACACCATCCGGCGTAACGCGGCCATTGCGTTCGGCAGCTACGGTCGCGCGGTGACCACCCAGGACTACGCGCGTATCGCGCTCACCGTACCCGGTGTCACCCACGCCTACGCGGTGTCGGCTGTCAGCACCAGCGTCACCGTTTTCATCGCCGGGCCAAACCGCAGCCAGCCGACACCGGATCTCATCGCGGCCGTTAAGGATGAGCTGCAGGCTGCCGCCATGGGTGGGGTGACTGTGACCGTGCAGGGTCACGCCAAGGTCCCAGTGAATTTCGGTACCGAGACCACGCCGATGCGGCTCACGGTCGGCCCCAACCAGCGAAACATTGTCGTCGAAAACCAGGTACGCACCACCCTTACGAATCTGATTCGCAGCCCTGAGCTTGGTTTTGGTTCCCGGCTCACCGTTGGTGCCGTCTACAGCGCGCTTACCGCTGTCCCGGGTGTTGTCAATATCACGATTCCCCTCATGGCCAGGGCAGACGCTCCACAAATCGGGGTTGATGACATCACCTTCTCCCCTTACGAGCTGCCGGACGTCGGCAACATTTTCATCCAAACCATGGGGGGTATCACCACGTGACGGACTTCCCCACCGCAGACGCAACCTATCCCGCACGAATTCGGCACGAGCTTGAAAAGCGGGACTTCATTGACCCGATTTGGGCGGCTCATTTCAACATTCAGCAAAACGAAATTCAGGCTACTCAAAAGACGCTTGGCGTTCTCCCGCAGGTGGCAACCAGGGATCCCGCCGACCGGGTGAACGATTACGGCACGGTCGCGAACCGGATCACCAAGGTCGCACGTGCCGAGCAGATGATCTCCTATGTGGCCGCGAACACTGCGGTCACTATCCCGGCTAACCGGTGGTACCGGGTGTCCTTTGAGACCCCGATCGCGGACTCGCATAGTGCGGCATACCCCGCCGGGTTGACCATCCCGGAAACCGGGTACTGGGTGCTCACCGCCAAGGCTGACTGGAAGTCTGACAGTGTCTCCAAACAGAAGAACGCAGTGCGGCTTGTCTGTATCGAGATCAACGGTGAGGATGTTGGCCTGCGGAGAAGCTTGATTGAGGACGAGTACACGTCCTCCACTCCAACGACGCGCGTGGTTTGGCAAGAAGCGCTGGCCAAGGGCACGAATATCAGTGTCGCGGTTCGCGCCGACATTCAGCAGCCGCCAAGCAACTACGAGTGCGAGGTCAACGTTTATTTGCGCGCTCACCTGGTACGCTGCCTAGGCCGGGCTGAACTCAATTTGACTACCGCGTTTGAGCGGCTTCCCGAACCCGAACCAGAGCCTAAACCGGAACCCGGTCCCAAACCGGAAATCCCGAAACCACGAATTGAACCACGACCCGCACCAAGCTACACCCCCTATGACCCTGGTATCAACATCATTCTGGTCAACCCGGATCACACGATCTACTACCCGGATCTTCAAGGCGGCTACTACTCGCAACCCGCGTTGGACAAGTACTTCTCGCGCTGGGAATCCTCCGGTGGCATGTACCCGCTCCGGTAGGAAGGAGACTTTGATTGGCAGCCTCGTATCCTTACGAAATTCCCGAGTGGACGACCAAGCGAAACTACATTGACATCGTTTGGGCAGACCACATGAACCGCATGCAGGAAGAGACCAAGGCAATCCAGGAAACCCTTGGTGTCATTCCGCAGCGGGCAACTAATAACCCGGGTGGTCTCACCCCGGATCATGGGACTGTTGCTGCCCGGATTCAGTCCGTGGCACGCGGTGAGCACATCCCCTACTTCCGGGGCTCACACCATAATTTCCGGGCCAGCCCTAACCAGTGGCACACGCCCCAGCTGCGCGCGGACGATGACCCGTTCGGCATGTCCACGGGTACCGGTTTCCGGATCAATGAGACCGGTCTTTGGATGATCACCGCGAAGTGCGACTGGGCGTCCACCACGTACACACGCCAGCAGAACGCGGCCCGGCTGCTCAGGCTTCAGGTCAACGGAAACGACGTGGGTGTCCGGGACGTGATCCGGGAAGATGACACGAACTCCTACGCGCTGCACAACAATCTGACCTGGGAGGACACCTTCCAGGCTGGGACCACGATCAGCCTGGGCATTCGAACCGAGGTTCAGGCACCGGATCACATTCTGCTCGCCCACGTGTACCTGCGTGCCCACCTGGTGCGATGCCAGGATGCGTACAACGGGGAGGGGACGAGCATCCCTTTTGAGTCACCGCCCGACAGACCGTCGGGCACCCGTCCAATCGATCAGCCTACCAATATCCCGGATCGGCGAAACTTCGACGATTGCATGGTCCTCCCCATTTATGGCGGGCATGAACGGAATGGTTGGCGGATCATTGATTTCATCCACATCCAACCTGATGACCCAAGGTGGTACTACCCGTCGAACAGGAATGCGCCAACATTCCGGACTCACGAGGATGGGGTTCGGTGGGTGGACGAGGTAGCCAGAGACAGGTACCGGTATTCGACTGACTGGGAGCGCGATTTCGGTTTTGGGGCACGGTGATCTATGGCCATCTACCTTTCTAGCCTGTACGGTACCCGATTCTATGGTCCTGACCCGGAATTCAACCCGGGTTTCGATGTTGATAGCTTCTCAGCCCGGAGCATCAACTACCGTACGATTGAGCTCACCTGGAACCAGCCCACTGGTGAGATTGAGGGCTTTCGTTTGCTCAAATCACCCTACGGGTACCCGTCTTCGGAAACCGATGGCCTGATCTTGATCGATTCCGTTACCCCGGAAAGCAGCTTCCAGGACAGTGGTGTACGGCCGGGTGAGATCTACTACTACGCGATCTACATCAAAATTTCCGGCGTGTGGGTTCCGGCCGCTTACACAAGCTGCCTGCACATCGTGGACCACAACTCGGGTGCCTGGTTGTGGTCCCGTCTGCCCATCCACTACCGGATGCTCCGTGGCAGCCAGCTCACCCTAGAGGCCCCGGATAACGTTGAGCTTGCCAAATTCATGGCGGTGATCGGCTGGGGGCTTGACCGGGTTCGCACCTCCATTCAGGCGGCCAGATTCGCAGCAGACCCCCACGTCACCCACATTGACCTGGTTGACAACATCATCGCCCAGCTTGGCTTCCCTGAGTATCCGGGGATTCAGGCACTGCGTAAACGCTCCCTGGCCAAGGAGGGCGCGGCCATCGCGGCCACCCGTGGCACCCAGGCCACGATTGAGGCTGCTGGAAAGATCATCTCCGGGTGGGAGATTGAGCTCAGGCGCACCAACAACCTGATGCTCACCGTGGACCGCTCCCAGATACTGCATCCACTCCCGTTCAACTGGGAGCCTTCTAAGCGGTACCAACCGGGTGACGTGGTGCGCTTCTATGACGTGAGCTACAAGTGCATCGCGCCCGCGTACGGGTGGGAGCAGTGCCCGGATGGTGAGCGCCGCGCCAACCAGTGGTGGGAGCCGCTACTGGTTGAGGATGGCAATACGGCAGCTTATGACCCGGATTCCCGCTCCCAGCACGGTTGGCAGGGGATCTCGTTCACCTCCGGCGTGTCGAACAACCAGGTTAGGACCACTCTGATTCAGGGTCCGCCACGCCCGGGGGACACCCGTTTCGACTGCAACGCGATAGGTGTTCGCAACACGTCCTCGACTACCGCAGACATTGGGGCGCGGTGTCTTCCCATTCCTATCGGGCGTGAAAATGATCCGATGATCCCGATCTTGCATGGGATCCCGCTTGAGGAACCCCAGCAGTGGGATCCTGAACGCGCCTACCCGGCCGGTTCCGTGGTGCTCTACAACGGAAGGCTCTACTACGCCACCAAGCCGATCCCCGCAGGAATATTCCCGGCAACCAGTGAAAGCCCCTGGTTTGCAGTCGGCAAGGACACTAGGTACGTCATCAACGTTAGCGCGTACACCCACCAGCCGCACCTGAACCCGGGCGTCTCACCAGTTCCAGCCTCAGTGTTCCTGGAATTCTATGACGAATTCGGAAACTACCTTGGACGTGAGTTCGGCGTAACCGATAACCGGGTGCTTGATACGTTTACCCGTTACCTGCAGGACAATCCGAATCAGAGCATTGACGCATTGCTCACTGATCTTGGTGGTAAGCAGTGGACGAATCAGGTTGGGCAGTTTGTGCGTGACGGGTACGCCTATGGTGTCGCTCACCCGGCTGTTGAGGGACAGCGTGCTATTGCCACGATCAACTACGGCAGCCCGAACGCGCAGGTAGCTGTAACCTTCGTGAGCGACGCACCACAGGGACAGGTACAGGCTATCGTTCTGCGTTACGCCTCGCCAACATCCTATGTGCGCGCTACCCGGACCCAGCTTCAAACTGTCAACGGCAGCACGGTCACAACCCTGGTCACCTACTCCACCCCTATTCAGGATGGGGACCGGTTGACGGTGACCGTAAATGGCAGCAATTACACGGTGATGCGCAACAATACGGTTGTAGCAACCGCGTCTTCAACGCTCAATTCAAGTTCGACAATATTCGGACTTGCCGTGGAGTAATGGATGACTGTCGCAAACTATATCGTCTGCCCGAGCTTTGAGCATTCCAGCTGGAAAAATGCTGGAGGTCAAACGTGGTTGACTTACAAGGACCCGGATGACCCGTTTGTTTCTATCACATTCCGCCGTCAGAGCGGCATTTCTGGGACGAGGGGAACGTACGCTCTCCAGTTCATTGAGCAGAACCAGACCCCGTTCCAGATTTATTCGTATTTCGATCTGCAGCTTTCGCTGCCGTCAACGTCCACTTCAAAGACGTGGACATTCTCATTTGACCGCCTGCGCTCTTCCACCGATGGCCAACCATGGCGGTGCAAGGTATACGATGACAGTTCAATCCTGGCCACCATCACCATCGGCTCCGGCCGCAACTACGTTCGATTCACCCAGCGGCCGGGTGTCACCTACATCCTATTCGAATTCTACACAACGCTACTGGATGTTGGTGACAAGTGTGAAATGGTTATCGACTCCCTCCGGTTGTGTGAGGGAACCGAGACCGACTATGTGGACGGCAGCACCGCCGGTTTCATCTGGGAGGGAACTCCGCACCTTTCCAGGACGCTTTCTGCCCCCAGCGTGACCTACAACGGTGTCTGGAACTACTGGCCGCGCCCGCAACTGCATGACCACACCTGGTCTCCATACTGGGAGGCATCCGGGCAAAACGCCAGCGGGATGACCGTCACCAATGGGGCCAATGGTGTAACGGTCAGCGGTGCTGTCAGCCGTTCCGGTAGCACCTACAGAGATATCGGCGCACAGTCCCCGATCCTACCTCTTGATAACCTGCCCGCCGGGACCGCGTACCTGTCCGTGACCGTCTCCAACCTGAACGGTTTGGGACAAAACGATGACATCCGGGCCATAATCCGGTTCTACAACTCTAGCCAAACCCTCCTGTCGTCCTCTACAGGTATTCTGCCGCGAAGCGGTGGCCGTGGCGGTGGTCCGGTCACAGTCCCTTCCGGTGCGGTATACGCTTCAATCGCGTTCCACATCCTCACACCCAGCGGCTATAGCAGCTCTTCCCACACCGTAACCGCGACGTTCAACCACATCCGGCTTGCGACACAAAACGAAACGAACTACATCGATGGTGACACCCCCGGTTACGGGTGGAAGGGACAGCCAAACAACTCCGCGACGATCGCGGCCGTCAAGACCACGGCGACCGGTAACGCTACCGCTACCGGTAGCATCGAGCCGCGCACCTATTCCGTGGTTGAGCTTTCTGGTACCGCCACGGCTACCGGTTACTTGGAAATCTGGCTTACCGGGGTTGAAGCCCACGGCGAAGCGGTAGCAACCGGTGAGCTGCAGCTGTGGCCGTATGGTCCCGCATCTACCAGTGGTATCGCGCAAGCTACAGGCGGCCTTGAAGCGTATATCTTGATCGATCTCGGTGAACTCACAGGATCGGTTACCGCCTCCGGTAGTGCGCGTGCCGACATCGCTGTGCTCACCTTCTCCACCGGTTTGGCGAGCGCTAACGGTTCTATTGAGTTCTCCGTTCCGCCGGAACTCCAGGATACCCCCATCGTGGGCACCGCGACCGCCACCGGTAGCGTGGAGATGGTCATTGCTGGCGTGACCTCAGCCAGTGGTGAGGCCACGGCAACCGGTTCATTGGATGCCGGATCGAGAATTCCCGCTGGGGCGTTCGACAATTTCGCCATTTTTGGTATCGGAGAGAATGACCCGCTTAAGAGCGCAACCGTAAGCGGGAATGGTGGCATCCTCACTGGCGCTTCTGGGCAAGACTGGGTTTACGTTCAGGGCAGCTTTCTCGTACCAAACACCCAGGAATCCTCCGATGGTGTGCTGTGGAAGCGCGCCGCATACGTGGTACCGGGAATCAAGTTCTCCAACATGCCGCCGGAAACCTACCAGGAATTCACATACGTTCAAGTGAATATCAACCCGTCTAGCACTTTCGAACCTGGTGCCAGTCTTCGCCCGATCGTCTACGCTGACCGTATCAACGTTTCGACCGGAACTATTGCCGTTCTTGCGGAACCCGGGCCTAACTACATCGCCCAGAACATCCCATCTCCTATTCCCGGCGATACCACGCCAGGTCTCCTGGTTCCGGTGAAGGTTGGCCAGCAGCTTCTTATTGTGACACCGCTGAACCCGCTTCGACCTGGGGCAACGTACACCGCGTCCGCGTATGTGAAAATCAGCGGCGGCCGCATGATCGATCTCGGGATCTTTGCTTCCCGAGAGGGTGTCCTCGAGCCTATTTCTAAGACTTGCTACTGGTCCCAGGTGCCGGATGATCGGGAACTGGACGGGTGGCGTCGCCTGCACATCACATTCGTCGCACCCGGCGACGGTAAGGCTGTCCTCATCTGGGATCCGCGCTTCTGGGCTCAGGAGGAAGACGAGGAATTCGAGGTAGCCGGGATCCTGGTCGAAGAAGGACTTGAAGTACTGCCCTACTTCTGGCCTGACGGTTCCCAGGACGTCACTTACCGCAAGGGTTCCAATAACCCCTACAACGGCCTGTTCTACTACAAGAATCGGGAGAAAAGAACTTATATTTTGAAGCGAGCTCTGGAAGACCACGTTCCTACCGGTATCGGGGTTACTGAGCCAGAGTTCGGAATTCTCCCGTATGCGGATTAGGAGAGAACGTGACTACTGCACACACTATCCAGTTCTGGTCCATCATCACCGGTCTTGTTATTCCGATCCTCGTTGACCTGTTCAGCCGCCGAAGCTGGCCCTCTGGTGTCAAGAAGGTGATGAACCTCGCCTTCTCGGCAGTTTCTCTGTTCATCGGTAACTACGTGGTTGCTCTCCAGGAGAACGCGTCATTTGATTGGGTTATGGCGCTTCTCACCAGCCTTGAGAGCTTCCTCATCGGCGTGTGCGCGTACCTGGGCATCTGGAAGGGAACCAAGGCCAGCGAGGCTGCTAAGGACACTCTGATCCGTGACTGACCTTTTCACGTTCTTCAAAATCGTTCTAGCGGCATGGATCACCTGGGAAATCGTCTCCCGGCCATTCACCTACAAGCTCCACGATTCGGTGCAAACCATCGCCGTAGCCCTGCTATCAGTCGGCTTGCTGTATCTTCCTTGGCCACTCGTTGATGGGCTGGCCGCATCCGCTGCCGTGGCAATTCTTCGAGCGGCGGTGATCTCCCTTAAGCGATGATTCCTATCCCTACCTGGGGCATTTCACTCCGGGTAGGGATAGGATTAACCCTCCCGGCTGTGGCAAGATAGCCTCAACTGGTTCAATCTCGGGAGCACGATGGTTGCCTCAAAGACGGATCAGACTAAGACGCGTGAACGTATCGCCGCGATCGTCGCGGGAAGCGGCGAAATCACATACGACCACGCTGTGTCATTGCTGGGTGACTGGCTGCGCATAAAGAGCAATCAGCCGGTTGATCCCCTGATGATCCTGCCGATTACCGGGGGCACCTATAACGAGTTGGTTAGGGCGGCAGCCGACCTGGTGATTGGTTATGGGCTGACCTGCAACATCATCACCCTTTCCAGTGAGGACCCTGAGAAGATCGACAAGATTCTCACCCCGCTTGCCTCTTGCATGTACACGGTGGACTCGCCGGATGAGATCCCCCATGCACTGGTGGCCGCCTTGAACGATGCCAAGGATGAAGGGTACGACCCTTACGTGATCTTGGCTTGGGGACCGGAAGAGGACGCACCAGACCCGTTTACGGAGAAGCTGCTGGTCACCGCGTACGACGCCGGGTTCCCTATCCTGGAAATCGCCAGTGAAGGGCTAGACGAGCTTGTTCTTCCTACGGAAGAGGAACTGGAGCAGAATCTTCCTTCTGGGAAGGGCGAGCGCTCCGGCGAAGCGCAGGAGACCGAGCCGAAGGAAGAGCAGCCGGATGATGACGAGCAGCCTTTCATGCGCGGTCTTCCTACTGAAGGTGAACCCGAAGAGCCGCTCTCCCATGTTCTGTATTTCGCCCTGCAATACCTGGAGAACTACCGGAACATCGCAGCGTGGGATGTGAGTGAGCTCACGAGCGAGGTGCGCGCTCACCTTGCTCAGATGCGCCCGGATTGGGCGGCTAAGCTCAACCTGGGAGAAACAAAGCCTACGGTTCCTTTGAAGAAGGTGCTGTCCTCTGTGCTGGAGATCGTTGCAGCCGCCGATCTTCGGAATGCCGCCCTCTTCATGGAATCGTTTGTGGATTACTGCCCTCTCACCTTGGAATTGGCGCTCTACATTGCGCAGATGCCGGATGATCCGGAACCTGCCGCGCAGGCCGCGTCTAGGGAATCTGCGCAGCAGATCGGCAGCCCGCGCCCCAAGAATGACGAGGTGGCGGTGCTGTGCGATGAGGAAGGCAACATTGTCGCACTGGCCGGGCGCGGTCGGCCGCGTAAGGGAACGGTGCGCAAGATTGTGCCGAGGGACCAGGTTCCCACCCACCTGTTGAGCGCCTAAAAAGCTAGCCCCCGGCCTGCCAGGAGGCCGGGGGCTAGATGGAGGTGTATTGGTGCCACTGCCTTTAGGCGGGAAGGAATTAACGTGCTCCCCGGAAGACCGGGGCTTGCGCCGCCAAACTACCGCGCACCTGCGGGGGGGCGGCGGCACAACCACAATGCGCCGTCCTCCATGTCGAGCAGCGCGAGCACCTTCGGGTGGTCGTCGAAACCGTCGTCGATGCGTGCCCAGCCCATCAGATACGCGCCTCCTTGCTGTCTGTTTGTGAGAGCAGGCGCACGAGGACCTGGATCTCGTCGGGGGTCATGTGCTTGCGGAGGGCTTTGGCGACGGCTTCTGGGGTAGAGACGACGATGCGGGGTTTTCGCCAACCCATTTGCCGGGCGGCGGCGTTGGGGGTGAGCTCGCCACGGATCACCTTCTCGGCGAGCTCGGGCGCGTCCCGCTTCAACCGGGCGACGATGTACTCGGCGGTGTCCGTCTGAGCCTTCAAGTTCGTGACACGAACTTGAACTTCGTTGGATCTCCGATCGCCACCGTGGCTCTGCGACTCCGGGATCTCCTCGAGCAGCAGCCGCTTCACCTGCTCGCGCATGGCAGCCATGCGGTAGGCGATCTTCGGCACCGACTCGTGCGGATGCCGAAGCTGAAGCACCTTCGGGAGCTGGTCCGGATCGTAACCAAGCCCGTACGGCGACCGGGCCTCGACGAAGTCACGAAACCGGCCCTTGAACGAGCGGCCCTTAGCATCCGCCAGGCGCTCCCAGGTGCGGTCCTCAACGATCGCGGCCAGCAGCTCAAGCGCCCCGGCCGGGGAGGCACCATCACGGTGCAACGCCTCCCCCGCCCGGATGACCCGCATCTGCTCCTCCGACAGGTGCGGGAACGAAACCTCGCGGGCCATCACGAAACCCGCTCCCACAGCGACAGCGCCGCACGCAGCCGGGCCTCGGCCTCTTCGACCGTGCGGCACTCACCAGCCTTGCGCCCCGCGACCGAGTTGACCGCGTACGTGGCGCGCTTGACCTGCTCGCTATAGCCGGGGTCGAAGGGCAGGATGCCCCGGTCGGCCAACCCCTTGCGGATGACCTCAGCCACCCGGGCGTTGATGGCCTCGATCTGCTCCTGCTCGGTGAGCGGCGTGCTCTTGTGCTCCGCCCGTAGGACCTCCGGTTCAGGCTTCGACCGGTTGAGACGCAGGTTGAGCGCCTCAGCGAACTTGGCCAGCACGCTCACATCATCGGCGGCACCGATCTCACGCTTGATCGCCTCGTACAGGAGGCGCTCGTCGTTGTCCAGCTCAATGTCGTTGCTGACCACGCGGGCGGTCGTGGCATGAGCAGACTCGACCCATCCCAGCGGTGCCTGCGAGGGCGCACCGGGCCCGCGGGAGGCTTCCTCCTGTTCACGGCGACGCCGCTCGCGAAGGCCTTCCTCAGACTCGCCGCGCATGACCTCGATGAACTTCTGCATCCGCGGGTCATCAGGTGCGATGACCCGGCACGACTGCGAGCGGGCCTCGACCCCGCTCCAGGTCCGCAATCCACGGCCGACGAGCTGCATCAGGTGGCCGGGGTCCCGGTAATGGGTGAGAATACCGACCACGGTGATCTGCGGGCAATCGTAGCCGATGAAGGCCTTGCGGACGGTGACAAGGATGTCGCCGCCCTTGACCTGATAGTCCCGCAGCGCCCGCTCAGCCTCCGGGCCGTCTTCGGAAATGGCCAGAGAAACACGCAGCCCGGGGTATGCCTGCTGGAGGTAGGAGGCGACCTGCTTGGCGTCCCTCTGCTCCATGCAGGAAATCAGGCCACGGTAATCGGGGTGGATCTTCTGCTTGTCCTTGACCGCGTCCACGACCATATCGACGATCGGCTGCCACACGTCCGGCTTGCGGAGCACATCGGCGAGGTTTCCCCCGTCCGCGGACAGGTCGTATTCGATCGCGGTGTTGTCGATCTGCCGCCAGCGCACCCGGGCGTCGTGCATGGTCGCCTCGAACCGGCGCAGGTACCCGTCGGCGACCCCGTCGAAGTAGGTCGCTTCAGCGTGGCAAAGGAGGGGGCGCTTGCCGTCCGCGTTCGGTTCGTCGTAGTCGGCGAGGATGAGGGGGTTGCCGTCGGACCGGTAGGGCGTGCCGGTCAGCAGCAGTGTGTGCGCCGCGTACTGGTGCAGCGTCTCGATGAGCGCCCCGGCCCGGGTCCCGGAGTTGCGTTCGTCGCTGGCACCACAGAACTGGGCTTCGTCGGCAACCAGGAGGAACCGGCCCTGGTGCTGCTTGGCCCACGCCTCGTAGATCACCGGGTTGGACACCAGCGCCGAGTAGGTCGTGACGAAGCCGACGCCGTGCTGCCCGGGTGGGGTAAGCGGCGGGTTGTTGAGGACATGCCGGATCGGGCCCATCCTGCGGCGCGGGTCGAACAGGGTGTGGTTGCCGTCGAAGCCGGTCGCGGTCCGGTGGATCCATGAGGTCTCGCACTGGCGGGCGAGGATGACGCGGGGGACGAACACGGCCACGTAGTCGATGAGGCCTTCCCGGTAGAGGTAGGTGGCCGCGGCCTGGTAGGCGAGGGTCTTGCCGGAGCCGGGGCAGGCCAGGACGATCGAGACGTCGCGACCGGAGGCCATGCCGTCGAGGACCGTCTTGATGACTTCGCGCTGGAATCGGCGCGGCTTGAAAGTATCGCTGTAGGACACGCTCGATCCCTTCTTGATATTGCAGGTTGGGCAGAGGGCCTGCCCGTTGATCACGTCGGTATTGCCGCCGCGCGAGTAGGGGATGACGTGGTCAGCGTGCCAGCCCGGGCCCAGTTCTGTGCCGCAGTTGGTGCACTTGCCTTCAGCGGCGAGATAGAGCGCGACCTTCTCGCGGGTATTGAAGCGGCGTCTATCCCTCATCGGCCCTCCAAACTTTTGACGTCCTCCCCGGCCTTCAGGCCGGGGATTCAGCCTGTGCCGCGCATGCGACACTTCTGTGGCTTCCTGCCCCGCAGGGGCAGGTCCACGACCGGTGCAGGGGCTTGGGGCCGTCCAAGGCTCTACACGCAGACCTGGGAGTTGACGTCCTTCCCTCGTTTACGAGGGGGATTCCAACCCTTGCGGGTTGGATCTTCCTGCTTCACAGCCGGTTGCCCGCCGGGCTTAAGCCCTTAAGGTCTTACACCAGCTCCACAGGCGTTTTACCTCTCCGCTAGCCCAGCGGTGAGGGTGCGGCTTACCGCGGCCTGAAGGCCGCGGGCTTGTGCCGCTAAACTAGCGCTGAATCCTATCAGTACTTGGCGATCTGAGCAATTGGGGTTGCCTTAGTGTCTGTCGTAACTGTTCAGAGGCGTGATATCCCCACCATCATCCCCAGCGGACTTCTTGAACCTGGTGTGATCTCAGCCCGCGCCTGGGGCGTGCTTTGCTTCCTCCGCTCCCGGCCAGATGGGTGGCAGTGCGACATTGAGGAGCTTCGCAAGTGGTTTCGCGAAGGCCGGGACAGCTTGTACAAAGCGCTAAGAGAGCTTGCGGATGCCGGGTACATCGATCTGGTTGAGATGTACGAGCATGGCAACCTGAAGCGTACCCGGTATGTGGTGGACGCGGATCGGACCACCCGGAAGCCCCGAGAAGTAGTAACTACCCGGGATCCTGATTTTCAGGATCCGGAGATTCAGGATCCGGAAGTTCCGGATCCGGAAAAGCCGGATCCGAATATAAGTATTAGTACTTATATAAGTACTAGTAGTTCTAATGCGTTCGAAAAGGAAAGTACTAACGTACTTTCCTTTTCTTCCGACACGCCGCAGGGCGGCGGTCGGAGGAGAGGAAGGCCTTCTTCGAAGAGACCCGGAGGAAGGGCTCAGAAGGCCGGAGAGACCACCGTGGTGATAGATCCGGATAAAGAGCTATGGGGAGGCGAGAACGAGCCTCAGGAAGCTTCTGAGGGCTCTACACCACGTAATGGCCGGGAACTTGCCCTCTACTTCCGGGATCACATCCAGAAGTTCGATTCCGGGCTGAACGCTCTGGCGTGGGTTCCGGATACGTTGAACATCGGTGCGCTGGCCACCACCTTCAACCGGTGGATGCGCCAGAAGGTCGCTAGACCTGAAGACCGGATCACCCCGGAACTGATCAAGACAATGATCGACCTCTACGTTGTGCCAGACGATCTTGCCCGGCAGGGCGTACCTCCGTGGAAGCACTTCTTGTCATGCCGGGTCAGGCTTGCCGAAAAGGCGAGGGCAGTGCTCCAGGAGATGAAGCGGCAGTCCATCATGCAGGACCCCACGTCGCAAGCATTCCGTGAATACTGGGGCTTGGACGAAACGGATGAAGAATCAGGCGATGACGAGGATTGACATTCGCGATCACAGCATTGATTACAACCTTCGCTGGGAGTATGCGGGAATCCCTAGCTGGTATAGGGGAATATCGCTTGATCAGATGATTCGGTCCCTTGAGGGACTGACCGCTGAGCATTCTCACGCTCGCCGGGTGATCAGCTGGGCACAGACGTTCGTTGACACGTTTCCGGCCCGCCGCCGGTTTGATCTCGCGAATCCCAGGCTGATCGGCGTCGGTGCCGCTCTGGTGGGTACCGAGGGTGCTGGTAAGACCGCACTGGCTTGTGCTGTCCTCATGGAGATTCACAAGCGTTATGACGCCAGCATTTGCTACATAACAGCGGATAATCTCATCAAACTTGGACAACTTATCAAGAAGAACGCCGAAGAGCTCACCGAGTGGCATAGACGGCATTACACTAGGGCGCATCAGGTGAGTCTTCTCGCCTTGGATGGGTTCGGTGAGGAAGAACACTCAGCGAGCAACAAGGAGCTCGCCTGGTTGATCTCCTTTCTTCGGCGGCGTTACAACGCCCATCGCCCAACCCTGGTGATCAGCCAGCACCCTATTCACACGTGGGGTGAGTACAGTTCTTCGCTTCCTAAGTTCGCTGAGACCGCGTTTCCCCAGGTCTCGCTCGCAGGATGGGTCCTTCCCTATGCAAGCTAGATTTCTTCCCAGCCATCCGACCACGGTAATCGTGGTGTTTGACGATCTCATCGGGCTTCACCCGAAAGGGGCTTGGAAGCTTATAGGCAGCTATGCTCCGAAGTGGCGTATCAATCCGGAGTGTGCTGCCGCATGCACCACATTGAGTTTGACGCGAGACGTGGGGATTGAGGTCGCCACGTTTGACTCCGCCCCCTTGGTGTCTAAGATTCTGGCTAGGGAACGTTTTCCTTTCACAGCGGTTAAGGCGACCACGCCGAAGGGGTTGGCCGATGATCTTAAGGGGCGGAAGAACGTGGTTCGGGTGTACCACCCACATGAACAATACGCCCAGCTTTACGGGCATCTAGGACGTCTTATCAGCCCAGACGACTGCCAACCTATTGCCGAGTTTAAATAGTGGATCTAGCACGTCATCTCATTTCACACGTTGTTCTGAACGGGGATCTGGTCAAGGTTCTTGACGCTGGCGTCCGGCCGGATTGGCTGATCGATCCGGTCGGACGTAGCGTTTGGCGGTTCATTACCGACTATTACAAGGACTTCCGGAGCGTCCCAAGTCAGGAAGTCCTTGCAAGCGAGTTTCCCACTTACCGCCTGGTCGAGCCCGCGCCGATCGACTACGTGCTTGACAGGCTTCGCCAGGCACGCACACAAGCGATCCTCAACCAGGGGGTCTATGAGGCGAGCGACCTCCTTGACCAGGGGGATCTTGAAAGTGTCGTGACGGTGCTGAACTCCACGCTCGCCAAGCTCACCTACGAGATCCCTAAGGGGAACGACGTTGACATTACCGTCACCGGTCCGGAACGACTGGCACGGTACCGTGAGCTCGCTGAACGAGATGGTTCTCTCATCGGCATCCCCACCGGGTTCTGGACTTTGGATGAGGTGACCGGTGGTTTCCGGCCGGGCCAGTTGATCATCTTCACCGGACCGCCGAAGGCCGGTAAAAGCCTTTACCTGCTGTGGTCTGCCATTGCCGCCTGGTATGCGGCTCGGAAAGTGCTCTATATCGGGTTTGAGATGAGCAACGAGGAGCAAGAAGAGCGGCTTGATGCGTTGATCGCGAACATCGATCTAGCTGCTCTTCGTGATGGGCGGCTGACCAAGCAGGATTTCGACAAGCTTGAGCAGGCCACCAGGTCTATGAAGTTGCGGCCCAACTTCTGGCTCAGCCAGGAACCGACTCTGACGGTGTCCGAGGTTTGCGCCAAGATCGAAAAGTATGAGCCTAACGCTTGCTACATTGACGGCATCTACTTCATGCAGGACGAGTATGGGGAAAAGCCGGGTTCGTGGCAGGCGTACACGAATATCAGCCGTGGGCTGAAGCAGGCTACAAAGAAGCTAGAGATTCCGATCATTTGCACAACTCAGTCGAAGATCAGCAAGATGTTTGGCGGTAAGCTCAGCCTGGGCAGCATCGGTTATAGTGGCAGTTTCGGCGAGGATGCTGATCTTCTTATCGGTCTTGAGCCTACGGTGAAGCCGAATATCACTCATGTTATCCGTTTGGCTGGCCGGGCGTGTGGACCGTTTGAGTTCTGGGTGTCCCGGGATTTCCAGAACGGCACTATTACCGAATTGACCACAGACCCGTTCGGTGATTCTGATGCGTTTGCTGAAGACGGTGACGAATTCGGTGAGGTCGATTTCGTCTCAACCTTTTGATCAGCAGGGGGAGGTTTTTGTTCCTGCTGATGTTGAGAGTGCCGTGCGCGAGCTTGGCTTGCATGTGGCAAAGGTCGTCGGTGACGAGGTTTACTGCCACTGCCCGGCTCACGAGGAGCGTACTGGGAAGCCGGATTACAACCCGTCTTTCAGCATCAATACAGAAACCGGCCTGTTTCATTGTTTTTCCTGCGGGTTTGGTGGGGATTTTGTTTCACTCGTGCAATATGTGTGCGATTGGGATAGATCGACCGCCACGGGGTGGGTGCAACGTCTACCCGGGGGCGGTGTGGCACGGCGCGTCGTTTCTCGCTCAAGGCGAGTGCGGCAGAACGAAAGCTTCCTATCGGAGGCGAAACTCGCGCTCTTCACTGAACCACCGGAAGAGGCGTTGCGCCAACGCGACCTCCGTCGCGAGGAAGCGATGCACTATGGGATCAGGTGGAACCCCCACGGTGGTTGGATACTGCCTATACACGATCTAGATACCGGCAACCTTGTCGGATGGCAGGAGAAAACCCGCACCTCTGTGTACAACTATCCGCGCGGGGTGAGGACTTCTCAGGCAATTTTCGGGTCGCATCTTTACGACGGTGGCCCACTTGTCATTGTGGAATCACCGTTGGAAGGGGCGCGCATTTTTGGGGTTGGCTGGCCTGCCTGTGCTTTGTTCGGATCGGCTGTTTCAGAAGCACAGATCAATTGGCTGAGAATTCATTGTGAGATTGCCATCTTGTTCATGGATAACGACCCGGCAGGGTGGAAGGCGACACGCAAGCTGGTGAGTGCTTTGAGAAGCAGTCCGGTGCGCTTGCGGATTGTTTCTTATGCTGGTTTGCGGCGTGGGGTTGATCCGGGCGATCTATCCCGGGAGGAGTTGCGGAATAGGATTGCGAACGCAAAATCTGCAATCATGTTTAAGTGCTGACCGTTGACCTGTATCCATACCAGTCGCCTGCTCTAGATTTGTTTCTTTCCCGGGGCAATTTGCTGATTGACATGGATATGGGCCTTGGGAAAACAACGACATCGCTTGCGTGCGCTGAGCAATTGCTCGGTGATGGTAGGATTCGAACGTGTGTTATCATCTGCCCGGCCGGGCTGATCATGCAATGGGCGGCATCAATTGCCAGCGTTACTGATGTTGAAACTAAGCTGGTCAGCCACGAGGGACGGACGTTTGCGATCCCAACTGAAGATTGGTGTTTGATTATTGATGGTTCTCCGAAACGCCGGGAGAAGCTTCTCGAGCAGGCGTTCGAGAAACGGCCGAATTATGTGATCGCCAGCCACGATATTGCCGCCGCCAGCTGGCGTAAGTTCCGTGAGCTGGGTGATTTGACGATTATTGATGAAGCCACATGTTTGAAGAATCCGAAGGCGCAACGTGCCCGTGGGCTTCACAAGATTGTCACGGATTACCGGATTGCTCTCACCGGTACACCCATTGAGAATCGGCTTGAAGAAGCCTTTACGATCATGAAATGGGTTGACCCGGATCTCTTTGGTCCTTGGCCCGTCTTCGAGAAGCGGCATATTATCCGCAACGGCCGGGGGTGGATCATCGGCTATAAGAATTTGTCTTGGTTCCACCAGGAGTTGAGCAAGGCGTCCTATCGAAAGCGGGCCACGGACCCGGATGTCGCCCCCTTTATGCCCTCGGTACGCCATGTGCGGTGGGATGTGCGGTTGGATGCCGCCACTATGGCCGTGTATCGCTCCATCATGGAGGACTTGGAGCGGGAGTACGGCCGGGTGGACGAGGACGAGCTACCGGTTGGCCGGGCTATGTCCATCCACCAGGCGGCCCTTATGCTCCTGGATCATCCGGGCTTGCTCCATGACTCGGCTGAGGAGTACCTTCGCGGTACCGGCGGCAGTGAGTACGCAGCCGAGCTCGTCGCGTCCGGCCGGTTGAACGGTTTGACCGCCACACCCAAGCTGGATGTTCTCGTCGAGCGCTTGCAACCGTACTTGTCACAGGACGGTTGTAAGATCATCATCGTCTCCCGCTATGTGGGGATGCTGACCAGGATTGCGGACCGCCTAAAGGGGGTGGGCCATGTCATATACCACGGGGGTATGTCACGAGCGGCTCAGCAATCGGCGGTTCACGCATTTCAGACAGATCCCGGTATCCGGGTACTCATCATGTCGCATGCGGGGGCATACGGGCTTGATCTGCCACAAGCTCAGCTGATTGTCAACTACGACATCGCACGTTCAGCGGGGCAGGCTCGGCAGATCAACGCGCGTCATGTTCGTGCGTCATCGTCGTTTTCCAGTGTGGGTGTTGCCGATCTCGTCACCCTGGACACGGTTGAGGATCGCGCCTATCGGCGGCTTGGTTTGAAGAATCGGATCGTTGACGCCGGGGTGGATGGGATTGGAATTGATTGGACTGATCGTCTAATTGTTGCAGGTGACACCCTTCGTGAGCATGTGCTCTCAGCCATTGGGGGCTTGTCAATCAAGTCGTGACTTTCGTTATACTATCGTTATCAACGAGCTCTTCAGGTACTTTAAAGTTCGTCCTAAAGGGGCTAATCTGTCCACACGGATTAGCCCTGGGCAGGCAGGTCTGAGGTGAGTGAGCTGGGAGGCGAGCGTCACGAGTGCGAGCTGGATGAGTTCCGGGAGCTGGTCAAGCAGGCAGCGTTTCTAGAGGCTGAGATCGACAAGCTCGCGGAGCGCCGACAGGCTATCCGGGAGCGTATTCAACGCTTCGTCGAACAATATGGAAAGGTAAGCCATAAGGGGCATAAGGTTGTTCGTCTTGACGAGCCCGTACGTGTCGGCAATAAGACACGGAAGGGTTACCGGTGTCAGACTAGCATTCGGGTGACCCTTGACACAGAGGCAGCCTATGCCCTGGTACGGGAAAAGGGTTTGGCTGACCGCGTGATCAAGATCAGAGAGGATCTTGATCAGGATGAGCTGATGGCGTGCTTCTGGGAGGGGCTGATCACGGAAGAGGAGCTGAACCGGATTCTCATCCGCACAGAATCGGTTTCTCTCGTTCCTTTCTAGGAATCCACATGGGGTTAGGCTGAACTTCGACCCGGTTTCATCGTCGTCACGACGCAGGCCGCTTGATCCCCGGATTTTTGATCCGGCGAAGGATGAAGAGCGGCTCAGTGAGCTCACTCCACGTGAGTTCGAGCAGTGGGGCATTATGCTCTACTTCTATCTCATTGGCGATCTGGCGTGGATGCTGGGTCGGCAGGCTGTCACTATGCGCAAGTGGGAGTCTGAAGGCATTCTGCCGATGACTCCTATCACCAAGAAGCTCGGCGAGGGTTTTGGTGCCTTGCGCCTTTACACCCGGGGAATGATCCTGGGCACTGTTCAGATCGCCCGGGAAGAGGGGATTCTCATCCCCTACTCTGGCGATCCTAAGCGCACGAACTTCACCGCGCGTGTTGCTGAGCTTTTTGCATCCGAGGCTGCCGCTGTTCAGAAGATGGGAAAGGCCGCCTGATGGCGTTCGATTCTGGAACTGTTGAGGTCACGGTTGAAAAGGAACTTCGGGTCAACTTCGGCAACTATGAGGGCGGTTCGATTAAGATTTCCGTCCGCGTGTCGGATGCCGCTTATGGGGAGCCTGTAGAGCCTGAGGTTCTGGCGGAACGCGCCAACCAGGCTGCCGATGTCTTCTTGACTGCACGCGCGGAAGAGCTGCGTCAAGTCGCACCTAAGGATTCGGTCATTCACTACATCTACGTGTCATCTGATGAGAGTAATCAGGCGTAACTTCGATTCTGCTGCTTCCCGTTCTTCTGATGGTGTACCTGAGCGTCCGCCGATTCGGCGAGATTTGCCGGTTTCCGGACGCCAGAAGCCCATCCAGCCGCGTGTTGAGCGCGCGGTCGATCCTGTCCAGAGTGGATGGGATGTGCTTAATGATACATACGAGCAGGGGAAGACGCGAGCTGACGGCTACTATCCTCGCCTTGAGGTCTCACCGGAGCCCATCGTCGTCGCCTTCCTGGAGGAAGCGCCCTTCGTAGCCTACAAGCAGCACTGGGTTGAGTGGGCCAAGGGGCGGAAGAGTTTTGTGTGTCTTCGCGAGGATTGCCCTCTTTGCGACCCTCCGTCCCATATCCCGGATGAGGCGCGTCGGCAGATCGCCCGCACTACCCCCAAGTTTATGTTTAACGTGGTCAAGCTGCGCGAGGTTTGGGAGGATGGCCCTCTTGAGGTTAAGGTGCTCGAATGCGGGAGTACTGTAGCCTCGCAGCTTGCGGAGTACGCTAAGCAGCCTCGGACGAGCCCGATCAGCAAGCCTGAGGTGTATTGGGCGGTCTCCCGGAAGAAGATTCAGCGTGGTGGCCGGGAGACGTACGTGTGGACGATTTCCCCGGTGGGCGAGGCGGATCTCGAGAAGTATTATCGTGTGTCTCCGCTCACGGATGAGGAGCGAGAAGAGCTGGCTAGCCAGCTCTACACCAAGGACATTGTGAAGGTTGATCCTGTCTCTGCTATAGAGGAACTCCTCAACTCGCTTTTCCAGGACTGAAGGCGTAGACCCTGTCCTTCCCATGCCATTGGAGTGGGAGGGCAGGGTCTCCTGTCACAATATCGGGGCATTGCTTCGGCATTCCGTAATTCTGGACGAGAAGCAGCTCGCCGAAGTAGTTGAATACTTTTCTCAGTTTGATGCGTTCGTTTTCGACGTTGAGACCGTCGGCGAGCACCGGAACATTCCGACCCAAAACGAGGTCATCTGGTTGTCCCTGGCCACTTATGGGGCTGCTGTCACCATCCCAATGGGGCACCCTATCGGGGATGCGATTGAGCGCGTGGAGAAGGTTCCCCGTGTCGGCAAGGATGGCAAGACCAGGTATTACAAGGTGCCTGTGTGGGAGAAGCCGCCTGCCCAGCTTCGCCGGTTTGAGGTCTTTTCCGCGCTTCGACCGCTTTTCTTTTCCGACCGGTTGAAGATCGGTCACAACATCATTTTTGACCTGCTTTCAGTCGCTAAGTATTACGGTGGACAGGTCCCACCACCCCCATACCAGGACACCCTGGTCAATAGCTGGCTGCTTGACGAGAATCGCCGTAACGGTTTGAAGGAGCGGATCAAGCAGGAGTTCTCGTTCGACTACGACAAGGATAAGACCGGGAAGAGCATTGAGACGCGGCCGTTTAGCGTCGCCGCACGATACTCCCGGTTGGATGCCCGGTACACGTGGCTCCTGTACCACTGTGATCGGCCGCGTATTGACGAGCAAGAGCTCCACCAGGTGCATCGTCTGGAGACGCAGATCATCCCGGTCCTGTTGGAGGCTGGGTTGACGGGTGCACCAGTGTCCCTGGAGTGGCTTCAGCAGCTCAAGGTTGAGCTCACCGCTGAACTGGAGCGGCGTGAAGCCGAGGTGTACCGGGCTGCTGGCCGGGTGTTCAACATTGCGTCTCCCTCGCAGAAGGCTGAGGTTCTCTACTCCCCCAAGTCCAAGGGCGGCCAAGGGCTGAAGCCTACCCATTTGACGGATAGTGGAAAGAAAAAGCTGGAGGCGGGGGAAGAGCTCGGGTTTTCCGACTATTCCACGGACGCGGCTTCCCTGAGCAGCTATAAGAACAACAAGGTCGCGCAAGCGATCCTCGCCTACCAGGAAACTTTCAAGCTCCTGTCCACGTACGTGGACGGTTACCTGGGTAATCCTGAGAAGGGCCGACCGTGTATCGTGTTCCAGACGGAACGCGGGAACCGGATCTTCGGTACCTTCAAGCAGTATGGAACGGTAACCGGGCGTTTCAGCAGTTCAGAGCCGAATCTTCAGAACGTTAGCGTTCGCACTGAAGAGGGCCGGAAGATCCGCCGCGTCTTTCAGGCACCCCCAGGCTATAAGCTGGTGGTTGCCGACTATGGGCAGATTGAGCTTGTCATTCTTGCCCATTTCGCCGGGCCTGGAGCCCTCTTCGATGGTTTCCACGCCGGAATCGATCCTCACACAATCACAGCCTCCCACGTGTACGGGGTTCCGGTAGAGGATGTCACCAGCCAGATGCGCTCAGCCGCTAAGGGCATCAATTTTGCTGTGGTGTACGGGGCGGGACCTGCGAAAGTGGCTGAGATGGCCGGATCTACGGTGGATGAGGCTAGGCGGCTCTTGGAGGAGCACCGTACCCAGTTTCCTGAGATTTACCGGTACAAGTCCCGGCTGCTGCGTGTGGCCAGGTCACGGAACCCGCACCACATTCGTACCTTGATCGGCCGGAAGCGGCGGCTCCCGGATCTGAGCAGCGACGATGATGCTAAACGAGCTCTCGCAGAACGCCAGTGTGTGAACTCGCACATTCAGGGATCGGCTGCGGATCTTATCAAGATTGCAATGGTCCGGTTGCATGAGATGCTTCATGATGCGGGTATTTCCGACCGGGCGAAGCTTATTCTCACCGTGCATGATGAGCTCGTGGTGGAAGCCGCCGATGAGGTGGTTGATCAGGTTGTAGAAATCATGCGCGAGGCAATGCTTGGTAAGGGAATCCAAGATTTGATCCGGGTGCCTCTAAAGTCAGATTTGAAGGTTGTTGAGTCCTGGGATCAGGCTAAGTAGGAAGCGTTTATGTCTCTCGATATGATTGATGCGCGCCCCTTGTACAAGTGTCGTTTCGCTTGGGATATTGGGCCGCATAACAAGATGCCGGAGCTTTTGTCGGCTCTTGGTCTTGTTCCCCCAAGCCCGGAAGCGATTGAAGCCGAGCATGCGGACAGCCATATCCGGTTGAAGATGATTGAGCCGTGGGAGCAGGTTATTGATTGGCTGTCCCAGATTGCGGCTGAGGTTGTTACTTGTCTTATGATAGATAAACCCGGCCTGGGCGATGACGATGATGAAGAGGGCGAAGCTCAGCCGCTGTCTGTGTCTGATGAAGAGCGCGAAGAGATGACGCAGAATTATGCCGACATGATTTCGGTGTGCACTAAGGCTATTTTGGCTTCGATGCTCTATGACGGTCGTACTGGGAGGGGGATCAAGTTCGTTGAGTGATTTTTGGTTTAAGCAGCTTCAAAAGGTGCAGTCGCAGAGAAGCCAGCCTGTTCCTGCTATTCAGCCTTGGTGGCGTACTGTTCCTGATTCGGGGTCGCAGCTTCCTGAGCGTCCTGGGGATCGGATTCAGCTTCCTAAGAGTACGGCACTTGCAAATAATGAGGCACCTGCTCAGAATGTTTCGGATTTCAGGTTTGAGGGTGTTTGCCCGAATTGCCATTCTGAGAACTTTATGAGTCCTCAGCCGAATATTGCGCCTCGGTGTCTAGACTGTAATTTCACGACTGGTCATAATTCACCTTCACTTCAGCTTTTGGTGCGTTCGGAGGGTCCCGCTCAGCCTACCAGGCAGATTAAGACCCCGCCATACCAGCCGGGTGTTGTGATTGATCGTATTGGATAAGGGGTGCGTGTGACTATTCTCCTTGAGGATGGGTCTATTGCTGACCCGTACCGCAACTACATCGCATTGAGCCGTTACGCGCGTTGGCTGCCTGATGAAAAGCGGCGTGAGACATGGGCGGAAACCGTGGACCGGTACTTCGAGTTCATGGTGTCCCACCTGGAGAAGAAGTTCGGGTACCGGCCGCATAAGGATCTTGTTAGTGTTCTGCGTACCGCTGTCCGGGAGCACGAGGTGCTGCCGTCTATGCGGGGCATTATGACTGCTGGCCCCGCAGCAGAGCGATCGAACATCGCGTTTTATAACTGCGCTTACCACCCAGCAGACAGCGTTGACTGCTTCTGGGAAACGCTTTACATCTTGATGAATGGTACCGGTGTTGGGTATTCGGTTGAGCGCCGGTACGTTGACCAGCTTCCCGCTGTTCCTGAAACGATCACGCACAAGTTCGATCCGATCGTTGTTGAGGATTCCAAGGAGGGCTGGGCTCTCGCCTACAAGGAATTCCTTTATTCTCTGTGGTATCACGGGGTGCAGCGCCCTGTTGATCTCTCTCAGGTTCGTCCTGCAGGGTCGCGGCTGCGTACGTTTGGCGGCCGGGCGTCCGGTCCCGAGCCTTTCGGCGACCTCATCAATAAGACGGCACAGATTCTTGGCCAGGCGCGCGGGCGGAAGCTTCGCCCCATCGAGGTTCATGACCTGATGTGCCACATTGCCAACGTGGTGGTCGTTGGCGGTGTGCGGCGGTCCGCCATGATCGCGCTATCTGATCTTGATGATGAGGAGATGGCGACCGCCAAGTCAGGTGAGTGGTGGGTGAACAACCCGCAGCGCAGATTGGCGAATATCAGCGCCGTCTACTATGACGGTGTCACTCGTGAGCAGTTTGATCGCGAGTGGGCTCATCTTGTCGCATCCGGTTCGGGTGAGCGTGGTATTTTCAACCGGTCAGCCGCTCAACGGCAGGCGGCCAAGTACGGGCGTCGCGATCCTGACGCCGATTATGGGACCAACCCGTGCAGTGAGATCATCCTCCGTCCTCGGAGTTTCTGCAATCTCACTTCGGTTACGGTGCGACCTGAGGATGACGTTGAGTCGCTGCGTGAGAAGGTGGCGTGGGCGACCATTCTCGGCACCTGGCAGTCTACGCTGACGAATTTCCCGCTGCTCCGTGAGGAGTGGCGGCGGAACGCGGAAGAGGAGAGGCTGCTGGGTGTCTCGCTGAACGGGGTGTATGGCAATTCGCTGCTGTATGGGCCGGGCCGGAAGCGGGTTCTCGACCGGTTGCGCCAGGAGGCTCGGCACATCAACCGGATCTGGGCGGGGCTCCTGGGGATCAACGAGAGTGCCGCGATCACGTGCGTCAAGCCGGAGGGGACGTCATCCCAGCTTGTGGGCTGCTCATCTGGGGTCAACCCGTGGCACAGCCGCTACTACATCCGTAACGTTCGCGGGGACAAGATGGATCCGCTGGCCCAGCTCATGGTGGACTCCGGTGTTCCCCATGAGGAAGAGATCACGGACAAGTCCAACTGGGTTTTCTCCTTCCCCATCAAGGCCCCCGAGGGTGCGATCACTCGTGAGGACATTTCTGCGATTGATCACCTGGAGCTGTGGCTGGACTTCCAGCGTCACTGGTGTGAGCACAAGCCCAGTGTGACGATCAATGTCCGCAAGGATGAGTGGGAGAAGGTTGGCGAGTGGGTGTGGCAGCATTTGGGCGAGCTGTCCGGTGTGTCGTTCCTTCCCTATTCAGAGCACACTTACAAGCAGGCTCCCTACCAGGAGATTGACAAGGAGACCTATCAGAAGCTAGTTGCCGGGTTTCCTGAGGTCCGCTGGGCTGACCTGGTGTTCTATGAGCGGGATGACACCACTGAGGGAGCCCAGATCCTCGCCTGTGTTGCAGGCAATTGCGATCTCTAAGAATAGAATTTATATTGTTGACGCCTTTCCCTGGAAAATACAGATGAATCGTTGTCTGTGTTTTCTAGGGAAGGGTTATGGCTGGGGCTCGGAAGAGAGCAAAACAGGATTGGGATCTCCGCCCGAATATGAAAGACAAGCCAGGATCCCAGGGAACTCTCTTCCGAGCCCCAGTTTCTTTGCGGAAGCCTGAAGCCCGATATCCGCTGGTCCCCGGACCGACCGGTCGATATCTCCGCTGCCTTCTGAAGACGGCTGATAGAGGAAGTCGAGGGGCCGCCCAGCAGGGCGGCCCCTCCGATTTTTGGTGTTCGCACCAAGCGCGAACTGCCGCCGACCGTCACGCTCTGTAACCAACCACTGCTGTTTGGGGCCGCTCGAGCCACGCGGACTAGAACAATGTTCGGGGCAGTTTTGGGGCCTCTCAGGGCAGTTTTGAGGCCTCTCAGGGCAGTTTTAGGGCAGTTTTGTTTTCCAACTCACTCGACGTTTCCGCAGGTCAGAGGCCATCTCAAGATCATCTAGGGCAGTTAGGGCAGTTTTCATTACTTCGCGGGAGCAGAGAAACAAGAAGAAGAAGGGTGGTGTATAGGTTGAGCGGTAACACCCCTAAACTGCCCTAACTGCCCTAAACGATCTTGGAAACGTGGTCTGACCTGCGGAAACACCCAATCGGGGGGCCTCCAAAACTGCCCTAAAACTGCCCTGAGAGCCACCAAAACTGCCCTAGGCAGGGCAGTTTTTGCCCCGAGCGGGGCTGTGCCTAGCTCGGTGGGGGAGAGTGGCGCTCCGATACGGAGCGTGATTAGCACTACCACCAATCATCCGATGATTGGTAGAATAGTGTTCTATAGGGGAGCTCTGACGGACCTCTCTCGGATTGGGCGTAGGGAGACCAGACCCGGCGGGTAGGGGAGCCTGCCGGGTCGTTTCCGTTAGAGCGGGTCACGTCGTTCAAACCTTTCGCCACCGGGGCACCCACGCACCGTCCTCAATCTCATAGTCGCCGAAGAGCGCCGGAGCCTCCTTCCGCATGATCTCGCCGATCTTGCCGAAGACCAGGCGGATCTCCTCTTCAGCTCCCGGTGCGGTCCGGGTCTCGATCGTGTGCCGTAGGGTGCGGAGGTTGGCGGTCCACACCACGCTGGTGGCTACGCCTTCGGGGGCGAACCGGCGCATGAACGACGTGCGGTGTTTCTTCTCGGAGAACGGTACGCCCTCCTTGTCGAGGCCGAAGTGCTCGGCCATCCACTGCTGGAACTCCTGCAACCGGTCGAGGATCTCGGTCGCCCGCTTCATCAGCTCGGCGTCCTCGCGCGCCCACTCCGGGAACCAGAAGGGGATGTCGGTGAGCCGGACGAAGCGCAGCGACTCCTGCGAGATTGCCACCCCGACGCGGTGCCGTACCAGCTCGTGGGTGAGTACCCGGGAGACGTTGTGCAGCACGAAGCTGAAGCTCACGTGCTCCAGCACGCTCCCATGCGCCTGGGCGAGGATGTTGCGGAGGTAGTCCTCCTGGTTCGTGCGGACCCGGGTGACGTTCGGGTTCAGCCCCGGCTCGAACGACCGGTAGCACAGCCGCCCGGCGAATTCGGTCAAGTTCTGCGCGTCGAGCTCGCCCTTGTCCAGGCGTTCCAGCCAGCGTTCCCCGCCGATCTGCTGTAGGTAGCGGGCGAGCTCGTCGTAGTCAACTGCCGTTTTGGCGACTAGGTAGACCGTGGGCTCGACTTCTCTCATAACTGCCTAATCAACGAAATCCACTAGTGCCAGGAACGTTATCACACGGGGTAGGTTCGTCGAATCTCGTCGTTAGCAGAAATCTGCCTTTCAAGACGTAGTTACTACTGCTGTTGGAGTTTGGGTAAGCGGCCTCATAACATGAAAGATGTGATTGAGGACGTGGACGCATTCGCTGCCAAGATTAATAAGCAGTTTGGCGCTAACGTTCTGATGCCCGCTACCCAGCTTCCCGACTATGGGATGATCACGTCGGGTTCGCTGGCCTTGGATGTCATTTTGGGAGGCGGCTGGAAGGTTGGCCAGTGGCATGAGATCATCGGTCGTGAAAGCCATGGGAAGACGGTTGTAGCCCTCAAGACCATTGCCGCCAACCAGCAGATCAATCCGGATTTCCGCGCCTTGTGGGTGGCGTCTGAAGACTACGACGAGAAGCGGGCGGAAACCCTTGGCGTAGACAACTCTCGCGTCCACGTTCTCGCCATCAACGATATGGAGCAGGCGTACACGGTTATGATCAACGCCTGCGAAAGCGGTCTGTTCGACGCTATTGTTCTGGACTCCTACCCTGCTCTTATTCCCCGGGTTGAGGAAGAGCAGAACATGGATGAGGTGCAGGTCGCAGCTGGTGCAAGGGCCACCTCCAAGTTCTTCAGGAAGGTCGGCCCAGCCATGCGGCGCAAGCCGGAAGGTGACGATCGGCGACCTGTAACCGGGTTCTTCATTAATCAGTACCGCGAAAACATTGGGGCATTCTCCCCTACTGGTGTGGCGCTGACTACCCCGGGAGGAAACGCCAAGCGGTACGCGGTTTGTACCATCTTGGAAGTCCGGCGGGATGAGTTCATCATCGAATCCCGCGAGGGTGGGGGCAAAGAGTTCGTTGGCATGGTCATTAAGGCCAAGACGGTTAAGAGCAAGACCGCTCCCCCGCAACAGGTTGCTACGATTCATTTTTATTTCTCGGATGCCCCATCCCGTGGGATCAAGGCTGGGGAATACGATTTCTCTCAGGAGTGCCTGACTTACGCGGTTTGGTTCAAGATCATTGAGCGGCGTGGAGCTTACTACTATTACGGTGACAGCAAATGGCAGGGGCAGGAGAATACGCTGAACGCCATCCGGAACTCCCCTGAGCTCCGCGAAGAGCTGCATGAAAAGATTCTGGCCGCCGCTAAGAAGAGCCCCGATGAAAGAGAGACATTGAGTGCATGATTTCCTAAAGAAATCCCGGCGGCAGGAGAAGCGGAGGGCAGAACGATCCGGAGGACGTAGAACTCCTGGCAGTGGGAACGGTATTAGAAAGAATGATGTTCGGACTGATGAGTTTTCGTTTGAGTGCAAGTTTACGACTAAGCGTTCTTACACGCTGCGACTCGATGATTTGCTGAAGGCAGAGAAGAACGCCCTTCTAGAAGGGCGGACCATGGTATTCGAAGTGAATATTGCTGGGCACACCTACATGATTATGACGGAGGCCGACTGGGAAGAGCGGATAGGAGTTCATGGGGAGTAGTTCACCTTGGTAATGCGTCCTCGCACTGAGGATATCGATTGGAAAGCCCTTGGTGCGAAGTGCATTAAGTTCCGGCCCTTCCGGCCCAAAGATGGCGGCATTGATGACATAGAGGATCCCTGGTTCAATCCAGGTGATTACGAGGATGCTAAGGCTATCTGTAATGGAACCTACGATGGGAAGGTTTGCCCGGCGAGGGATACATGCCTGGCCTATGCCGCTATCAATAACGAGGCATTCGGTGTTTGGGGAGGGATGGATGAGCTGGAACGCCGCATCATGCGCAGGCTGATGCGTGCCAAGTATCGAAGACGCCCAGATAAGGTACCGATTGAGGAGTGGACGTGGGAACGCCAAAAACCGGCCGTAGACAGGGTGCTGCGCTTGTTGGAAGCCTCGCAGAATGGGTCGAGCTGACGAAGCGTCCTACGGTCCTGCTGGGCGACATTGCACGGCACGTTTTTCAAGAGGCGAAGAATCAGAAGCGCCGCCGTGATGTCATCCATCCTAGTGAGCTGGCACGAGACGACTGGTGCCCACGCCGCGAGTACTACCAGATTTCCGATGTCCGCGCCGGTAAGCCTGTCCCCCAGCGAAGCTTCTCCTTCCAGCAGCACACCATCTTCGCTGAGGGGCACGAGGTTCACAGCAAGTGGCAAGGTTGGCTCGCTGATATGGGGATCTTGGCGGGTTGCTGGCGGTGCCTATCGTGTGAGTTGAAAACTAGCGAGGTCACTGTTGGCCCGCCGAAGATGTGCCCACGGTGCGGGCAGAGCGTATGGGATTACGCGGAAGTTCCGCTGTCTGATGCTGAGCATCTGATTTCCGGTCACGCTGACGGGTACATCGCGGACATTGAAACTCTGATTGAGATTAAGACTATTGGCCTGGGCACGCTGCGCATGGACGTTCCGGATCTTCTAGCGCAGTATACGATCGCCGGGCCGGATGGCCGGGAAGTACCCGATTTGTATGCCATCTGGAAGGAGCTGAACACCCCGCTCTTGCCGCATGTCAGGCAGGCCAACATCTACATGTGGCTGGCCAGGAGAAACAACCTGCCTGTGCGGCAGATGGTGTTCCTCTACGAGTTCAAAGCCACTCAGGCGGCTAAAGAGTTTGTTATCACCCCCGATGAGAGTGTTCTTACACCGCTTCTTGAAAAGGCGAAGGCGGTAGTTGATGCACTGGACGGCAGAGCACCAATTCCCCAGCGAGCTCATGAGCCCACGTCCAACGTCTGCGAAGAGTGCCCCTACTTCTCCGCATGTTACGGAGTTGATCGACAGCGAATTGGGCAGAGCAGTTCAGGACGGGGTGCGGAGACTGGCTCAGCTAGGGCTACGGCTACCGGAGAGACCGCCGGGCGAGATACCGGACCTTCCTCCGCGCATATCGGAGCTGTCCGACGTAGCCCTGATGGATCTGTACCAGGAAACACTCGCCTGGTACGAGTACGCCGTAGGCCGTCTAGCAATTCACGAGATTCAGGACCGGGCAGCCGAGACAGCCGTTGAGGAAGCACGTTCTGCCGCCAGAGTGCGGAACAAGGCTCGTACCGCCACGGAAACGAAGGCGCGAGCCGAGGAAGATCCGCTGGTAGTGCAGGCTAAGAAGCGCAGCATGGAAGCGTACGCCTTGCACAAGCTGACTACAGTGGTGGCGACCGGTTTGGAGAATCGGCTCAAGTATTACAGTCGTGAATTGAGTAGGCGGTTGAGTTCCTTCGAGTATGAGCGCAGGTCCTACGTCCGATAGGGGGAATGAATGCCGTGGGAGATTAAGCGTCGAGACGGAAAGTATGTGGTGGTTAAGAAGGGCTCCAGTAAGGTGGTTGGACGGCATTCAACCAAGGGGGAAGCTGAGGCACAGCTTCGCGCTCTGTACGCGAACGTTCACGTATCGGATGGTAAGAAATCCCAGAAACGGTAGCGAAAAACCCTGCACCCGGATAGGATCAGAGAAAGGAACACAATGGGTGGTGTGAACCTCTCCGATAGGGTGGTTATCCATGACTGGCGTGGCGAGCCCATTACTCCCGGTTCCCGGGTCGTCTACCCCATTAAGTATCTTGATCGGAAGGCCTTGGTGGAAGGGGAGGTGGTTAAGATCACCTTCCACCGGACCTGTAATGGTTCACCAGGTATTCGTTTCACTATCCGGCCTATCCGCGAGACCTCGGATCGGAGCCCCATTGAAGTCGTGAATGGTGGCCTCCGCACGGTGTGGCGGTGGGAGCACATCACTGTTGTTCCTGACAACAAGTCGAACCAGTGAATATGCCGAAGGTTATCGCCCTCACAGGCAAGAGCGGTGTCGGCAAAGACACCATGGCGAAGATGCTGTACCTGTTCTACGGATACCGCAGGTACGCTTTTGCTGATCAGCTCAGGCGCATGGCGTTGGATATCAACCCGCTCATCTTGGTGAACGACACTACCGGCGATCAGTACCATCTCGCTGAAATTGTCGAAGCACTGGGATGGAATGACGCCAAGCGCATTTTCCCAGAGATCCGGGAGCTTCTTCGGAACCTGGGTGAGGCTGCCAAGACACATATTGGCCCCAATGTGTGGGTCAACTCTGTGATCAACGCGATCCGGCTTAGTGAGAAGGCGGTCGTCTCGGACGTGCGTTTCTGGCCTGAGGTAAGCGCCCTTCGAAAGGTTTCCTGTCAGATGACGCTTGTCCGCCTTACCAGGTCCGGTGTGGAGGATGATCAGCCGGATCCCGAGTTCAGCCCGGATATCACGTTCAGTCTGGACCCGTACCCGCTTGGGAACATGCGCCAGGCGGCTGATGACCTTGTTGCCATGGTTGAGGAGCACCATAGGCGGCTGGCGGCCGGGCAGCCTGGGGATGTTCTCGCCTACCATACGAACAATTCGAATACCGCAGCGTGACCTATGTAGGGATAGATCAGAGCTTCGGTGGCTTTGCCGTGGTCGCCCTGCGATCTGATAACCAGCACCAGGTGTACGTGCGAGCGTTCTCAGCTAGCCAGTATGGCACTGGTGTTGATCGCCTGCTAGCCGTGGAGCGTTGGCTGGAACAGGTGCTCAGGCTGGTGGGGCCGAAGTCTATCTCTCATGTGGTGATGGAGGGGTACTCCAGGCAGTCGCAGTGGCGGCGTGAGGAAGCGGGAGCCATGTCGTACGCGGTTCGCCGCGTGTTGTGGTACACGCTCCCCTACCCTGCTAAATATCCGACGATCGTGGCTCCACGGCAGCGCGCCGTGTACGCGACAGGTGACGGCAGAGCCGACAAGAAGCAGGTGATGGAGGCCGTCCGGGACAAGTGGGGTGTGGTCGTATCAAACCATAATGCGGCCGACGCTTACGTGCTTGCGCGGATGGCCAAGGATTTGGTTGAGAGGACGTCTGAGCACGATTACGAGAGGAAGGTGATCGCCCGGCTCAATCCTTACACTGAATTGCCCCGCGCAGCATAACTTAAAACTTTCCCTAGTTTTCCCCTAACCTGAAATCGATCCGGAATATAACCGGCCGTTCGAGCAGGTTAGGGGTTTTATTTTGGGTACGACAGAGAATACTCAGAATGAGGCACTGCTGAAGGTCAGTGGTTCCACTGACGCTAAGCGTCTTGCTTCGGCTGTCAGTCACGCCATTTATGACAACAAGGAAGTCACGCTTCGGACTATTGGTGCCGGGTCTGTGAATCAGGCCATCAAGGCGGTGGCCATTTCGAACTCTTTTGTCGGCAGCCGGGGCATTCGCCTGGGTGTCATCCCCGCGTTCACCACGCTTCCTATGAAGGACGGGGATGTGACTGCTATGACGCTTCGCGTTATTAAGCTGGACTAAAAAGATTTCTTGTGTTGCAAATACACTGGCAGTAGAAACTTCACGTGTAAGGGATGGGCATGGCTGACAAGGTTACGACCAATTTTCCGAAGGTCGGCAGGTCGCTTGCCGCACCGCGCAATGTTTCAGCCATGCCCACCACCCCTACCCGCAAGAGGGGTTGGGCGGTTTCTTCTACCGTGGTTGATGCTTTTCAGGTGAAGGGCCGCCGCCACATTAAGGAGCGGCTGGGGGCGGTGGGCATGCCACAGGCTACGTACGCGCCGATTGAGGATCCGGCAGCGTACGCGAATCTGCGGAACACGCGGCTCTTTTCTGCCGCGAAGAGCTGGAATGACTTTTACAACGCTAACCGAGGTTTTCCGGGGGATGCTCCGTCATGGTTCCGCCTCTCCTAGTGAATATCGCCGCCCGGGCGGCTACTAACGCGATGATGCGCAGGCTTGCTGCGGGCGAGGCGACCCGGAATCGGCTGAGTGATTTCGTTGGTGGTGCCACGAGTTCGCTGGTTCAGCAGTACCAGGAGATGAAGCGCCGGGAGGCCGGGAATAGAGGCGATGAACTATACCGCTAACCCCTGGCAATACCTGCCGCCCAACAATCAACCGGGCGGGCTGACCACTGGGGGTGGCGGCTACATCTACTACCGGAACCCTCTTGATGCTAAACGATCTGGCGCTTTCACGCCCGAGTCCATGTACCCGTCCGGGTATCTCGGCAATGTCCGGTCCAGAAGAGAAGATCGCGTCCTTAACAATGTAAAGTTAAGAGTTGCTGATCGAAGCTACACTCGCGGCGTTCATCGCGGTGAGAAAGCGGACCCTCGCAGCTACTTCTGGCCCCCGGATTTCAACCCTATGACCGGGCTGAAGCTCCAGCTCAAGGGCAAGAAGTTCGCGCCGACGATGAAGGAGACGGAGCGCCTGGTCAATGACGGTAAGTGGCGTGTCGCCACCCCTGAAGAGCTCGGCCGATTGCAGGAAAAGTACGGCACGCAGGCCAGTGCTCCATTGTCTGTTCGCGCCGTGGATGCGAAGGAACTTCTACCGAGTTGGCGGTGATGAATATGGCTTACGCACCTAGCCGAAGCTGGAATGCAGATTTTATTCTTGGTTACCGGGACGGGCACCACATGTCCGATACCCCGAATCGTGGCGGCGAGGTGTCCGCCCCGACCGCGTGGAAGTGGCGTGAGTGTCGGCGGCAGGTTTTTGGGGTGACCACGCTGTGCTGAAGGAGCCGATTCCTCAGAAGCCGTGGAATGATGCGGCAGCCCTTCCGGATGACGGTCCGCAGCCTGAGCTTGACTCCGATGATGATGTGCTGCCGCTTCCCGAATATCGGGAGGGTTATAGCAGGTGAAGAGAATCATCACCGCAAAGGAGTTCCTGGCGGTTGCCAAGGAGCAGCTTGGTGTTACGGAAGCTAAGGATGGAACCACTAAGTATGGGAAATGGTATGGTGACCGCCGGAATGATAAGTCTTTTTACGCTGCCCCTTGGTGTGACATGTCTCTCGCGTGGATCGCTTGGGAAACCGGGCGGCGCAAGGCTGGCAAGGAGGGCGCTGAGCAGGCGCTGAAGCAGACCGGGGAGTTTGCTTACACCGTTTGGCATGCCCAGTGGTTTGCTCAACATGGGCGTTTCGGCAATACGCCCCGGGTTGGCGCGTTCGCGTTCTTCGACTGGCAGCGTTCGGGAATCATTGGTGGGATTGACCACGTGGGCGTGGTTGTCGGCAAGACCAGTGACGGGCGCATTATCACGTACGAGGGCAACACATCGAATGCTTTCCTGAAGCGGTACCGCCACCCCAGCTACATTTACGGGTATGGTTATCCTTTCTGGTTGGATGAGGCGTACACTAATCTGAAGTCGGTTCAGAACACTTCGTCTTCTGACACCAAGTTCCCCCTGCCTAAGGGGCATTGGTTTGGTGTTGAGTCCCCGAATCCGAAGAATCATTCGGGGGCGTGGGCGGAGGATCGGCCGAAGGTTAAGAGGGTTCAGGAACTTCTCAACAAGCACGGGTACAAGCTGGCTGTTGATGGGATTTATGGGCCGAAGACCCGGGCGGCTGTGATTGATTTCCAGAAGAAGAACGGTCTTGTTGCTGATGGTCTGGTTGGCCCTATCACGTGGAACGCATTGGTTTCTAAGAAGTAGGAGTATTTGATGGTTGACGTTCCGAAGCCTAATGTTGTGGACCCGATGGAGCTGCCGGATGATGAGAAGGTCCGGTTGCTGTTTTGCGCCACGTGCCAGACGGTTGACGAGCTCCCCTACTATGAGGGTCCCCCGGAGCATGACGTTCTTCTCGAGTATCTCCTTGCCGAGAAGCACACGTTTCCGTCGGGTCTTCGCCATGTGAGCCCGTTCAACGGGGTGGCCGTTGTTTCAAAGAAGGAGTGGGAGCAGCATCGGGATGCGATTATTGCCAAGGCTATGGAGGTGATCCGGGAAGGCGGTTCACCCGGTCTTGGTACTGAGTTTTACAATGCAAGAAACACTTTCGCCGAAGATGCCATGGCGTGTTGGCGTCGCAGGCATAATCGGACTGAGAATTGTGACGAATACCAGAGTGATAAGAAGTTGCTGCTCCCGCCTACGAAGGAGCTGCGAAAAGAGGCCGGTCTCGCGCCTCGCCCCGCTTACATGAGGCGTTATCTGTGCGATTTTTGCCCTTATCATCAGATAGTGATACAACGGAAGAGGGCTGCGCAGGGGTATTACGATTACAAGTGAAGTACTATTCGTAGCTGGGAGTTTGGATGTCGCATCAGATTCGTCAGCTGGGACGGCTCAATTTCAATCCTGGTGCCTCTGAGCCCGAAGTTGAGATCACGTTTTGGGATCGAATCTCTTTTGTTTCGCGGGCTAAGTACAAGCGGTTGCAGGCTGATTTCAGCTGTTCGCTCAATGAGGCGAATCAGACCATTCGCGACCTGGCTGAGGAGCGCGATAGGTATCGGAGCGACCTGGAACAGGCCTCGATGACTCCTAAGGTGAAAGCTGATACTGAGGCCGCTTATCAGCGTGGTGTGGCGGACGGGCTTCGTAAGCTGGCGCGTTGGTTGCTGGATCAAATGATTCCGGAGGCTACGGCGAAAGCCGAGAAGCTGGTTGAGGAGGCTCGTAAGCTGAGCGAACCTCTACCTGATATTGAGTAGAGAATCTGGAAACCCCGCCTACCGGCGGGGTTTCCGGACCCCTCTACGCGTGCGGGGCGTGGGGCGGACCCCACCGGTCATCCGGTGGGGTTTTTCATGCCGACCCTTCCCTGCACGCGTGGGGCGGACCCTTCCTGAGACGTCTCGCACAGTTCCGTGTCCTTGATCCAATCAGGCTTCATGCTTCCTCGCTTTCCTCGCCTTGGTCACTCTTGACCTTCCTTCTGTTGCGATAGCACGTCCCGCAAAGCCAGTAGCCACCGTTCAGCCGGATCTCCGGCCGGTTCCGGCAGGGCACTGCCTTGACGACCTCGCCCGATATGTTCCTGATCCATTCCGAGTAATCACAATGCTCAATCAGGAGGAGCTGATCGAGGGGGATTCGCCGGTTGTACATCTCGCCCGTGTCCACGTCCGCGAACCAGATCCCCCGGAGCCGGAAGATCGACCGGATCTTTCCAGAGATCGAGTAACCAGCGGTCCGAACGAGATCTCCTGCCTTGAATTCGGTCATGACCGATCCTTCCAATCAAACGGGCCTTCAGCCCCGGTACAGTTTCGATTGAGCCCAGCCTTGGCGCGGACGTTCCGCCCAGGGTTTTCACGCGTACCGCGCGCCGACCTGGTCATGTTAACAACATCCAGGTCTTCGATAACAATTGTGCCGAAGCTCGTGGTCAAGCGCTTGGAAATGTGGTGCAGCCAGGTGGCGCGCCGTTGGGCAACGAGGGCGTGCAAACGGGCCACCCTCCGCTGGGCGCGCTCGCGCCGCCTGCTGCCAGGCTGGGTTCTGGACAGGGCGCGCTGGGCTCGCCTGAGCTTCCGCATGGCCGCGCTCAGGTGGCGTGGGTTGTCCACCACATCCCGGGGACCCTTACCATCCTTCAGGTAGATGCGGAAGGACCCTTCCCTGCACGCGCGGCACAGGCTGAATCCCCGGCCTGAAGGCCGGGGAGCACGTCAATTCCCTAGTGGGCAGGGGTGCCTGACGATCTTGTTAGGGCAGGCGATGGCGGCTATGGTCACCCATCCCTGGCCTTTGAGCCAGAAAGACCAGTCCACGTCTTTGCCTTGGCGGATGTCCTCTTCAGCCGCTTGCAGCCGCTCTTCCAATCCTACTCGGTCCGGATGAAGAAGTGACGGCATATCCAGGTAGTGCTTTTCAAGCCAGGCGAGGACGTCTTCTGGTTCAGTGTATGTTGCTTTGATCTGGTCTATTGGCCGGAGCAGCCAATCACCCAAAACTAGGGGTGGAACTTTGGAGTAGAGGAATATGCCGGGATCGTGTGGCGGTGGTGTTGGCCGCCGATATCGGTCCCGCATTTCCGATACCTGCCCGATCCAATGGTATGTGTGATAATGCATAATGGTCACCTTTTCAAAAAATGACCCCGCCAATACGGGGTGGCGGGGTCATCGGGTGCTCTTCTTAGAAGAGCTTAGCAAACGCTTCGAGCTCGGCACGAGTAAACCGCAGAGTACCCGCACTCGGGTTCTTGGAGTCCCGCACCGCGTAGATACCCTCTCGGATTTCGGCGAGCTCGACGCAGCTCTCCATCTCCTCTTCCTGCTGGTTTCCGCCACACACGCGGCGGAACTTCACCCCATCCAGGGGGATCTCGTACAGGTCGCTCATTGCTGCCTCCTCGTTGGCGACCTTTCGTGGACACCCCTTATGTTAAACACCTCAGCAGCGCTGTCAATACCCTTTGAATTTCGGTCACGATTTTCAGTTCTGACCGATATATTCCCGAAAGGTATCATTAATGTATGTCAAGCAGTCTCTATTATCTTCGCCGGGCGATGGGTGATAAGGACATCACCATCGTCGAAGGTGAATCCGGGTATTTTTCGCCACCAAGCACTCATTTGGATCCAAACCTGTTTAATGGGGATCGTTTGCGCCCAGAGGTTCGCGCGCTCATCATTAGCATCGTCCATGGTTACCTGTCGCAGCACTGGGCTGGTGCCACAGAGTGGTGCCGCATCTACCTGACAGGTAGCGGGATCTCCTACCAGTGGGCTGCTGGCCGTGGTGAGCGGGATCTGGACTGTCAGCTCTCCGTGGATTGGACTACTCTGCGCGAGCACAACCCTAGGTATTCGGGGCTAACCAATTCTGAGCTGGCTAGTGTTCTCAACCAGAAGATGCGGACTGAGCTGTGGCCGCTCACTGCGAGGACCGTAATCGGCCAGGGTGTTTACGAGCTCACCGTGTACGCTAATCCGGCCGCCACGGATATCCGGCTGATTCGGCCGTACGCGGCGTATGACGTGGACAGGGATATGTGGGTTGTCCGGCCGCCAGCTCCGCGAGCTCGCACCTACCCTCAATCGTGGTCTGATCAAGTTGCCCGGGATGTCGCGTACGCGCGTCAGATCGTGGACAGGTTCAATGAGGCACGCCACCGGGCGGATACTGAGAGGCCGGGTAGCCCACGCTGGGTTAATGCCATGGTGGCTGCCGAGCACGCAGCCGATGAGGCACAGGCGTTGTGGGACATGATCCACGGTGGTCGTAGTGCCGCGTTTTCTGAACTCGGTGGCGGTTATGGGGATTGGGCGAATTATCGCTGGCAGGCGCATAAGAAGAGCGGTGTTGTGGACGCTCTGAGGGCGATTGTGTCCATGCGTAAACGGGCTATTAGTGAGTCGGAGCGGGCACTTTACCGTCGTGAGCTTCCTGATCCGGATCGTTCCAAAATTGCGGCATTGATCAGGAGAACGTGATGCGGCATGCGCTTGTTGTCGTTGATGGGGTTCTTCGTGATGTTGTCACAGGTCAGCCTGATGAGCTAGGTCGTGAGCTTTATCAGGCTCTCGCAACCGTGTACCGGATCACGCTGATAGCTGATCGGCAGAAGAAGGATCTTTTGGATAAGTGGCTTTTCCGGGAGGGTTTTGATAAGCATCTGGCGATTGATTTTAATCGTTATGATGATCGGTTGACGCAGATTAGAATGATTCGAGCTTCACAGGTGGTTGATTTGGTTGTTGTTCCGGAGACGGATTTGGTTCACGATTTGTATGACATGGGTGTTCCGGTGCTGGTGTTTGTGCATCCTAAGCATTTTGGGCAGGTCACACGGGTTCCTAATTGGGGTGAGCTTACTAAGAGAATAGAAGAGGATAGGTTGCGGAGACGACGCCTCCTGAGAGAGGAAATCGATGGCTATTAATTTTGGGGCCGCCGCTAGGATTCTTGCTTCCGAGGGTTCGTCCGGTCGTGGTGGCGGTGGCCGTTTCGGCCGTGTTCTTGAGCATATTGCTAAGAGCCAGTATGACGATAGGCGCTGGTTGAGGAAGAAGCAGCTTGGTGAGCAGTTTTACCATCAGCGCCGTGAAGCCGAGTATGAGCGGCGTCGGCAGGATCGGCGAGATGCTGCTGATGTGTCGTTTTCACAAGCTCAGCGTCTTTCGGATTTGAAGCGAAGCGAGTACGAGTTCCGGGCTGATCTTCAGGCTAAGACGAGGGCGCGAATTATGCGCATGGCCCACCAGCATCAGCTTCGCGCTGCTGAGACGAAGCATAAGCAGCGTATGAGGCACGATGCTGATCGGTTGCAGCAGCGGTTGAAGTTTGAGGGGATGCGCCGGGAGCAGGCCCGGGATCATCTGGCGAAGGATTTGGAGCTTCGCGCGAAGTGGGCTGGTGAGACTACGAAGCGTCGTACTGAGGCTCGCCTGGATACGATTATCGCCTACCAGCAGAAGTATCCGCATCTTATTCGCGCCCCCAGGGTATCGGTTTCCGTTCCTCAGGCCAATTTTCCGGCTGTTTCTGCCCCCTCGCAGACGCAGTCAGCGTCCCAGGCTCAGGGGCAGCCGAGGCGGCGTTATATGCGTGTTGCTGGGCTGGCTTCGCTGGCTAGGCGGGCAGCGCAGTTCGCCCAGGGGGTTATTGGTCAGCAGCCGCAAAAATCTTCTTCCTCTTCTTCTGCGCAGCGTACGGGTACTGTGAGAAATTCGTATATACGTGTAAGTACGAGGAAGAATCCGTGACGACGTTGTTTTATGCCGGGGCTGAGATTCCCGGATGGCGGAAACTGTTGTATGAAAATGGTGTACGCCATATGGCGTTGTCGTTTGTGGGATTGAGCAGGCGCACAAATTATCCGGAACGATGGAAGCTTGCTGAAAAGTTTCCGGAAGATGTTCACATTTTCGTTGAATCGGGTGGGCATTCGATTAACAAGAACCCGGATAAGTATGATGTGCCTGCTCTTTTGGATTCATATTTGAAGTTCGTGGAGGCGAATGTTGACCGTGTTCATACGGTCACGGAGCTGGATGCCAGGGTGTTTGAGCCTGAGATGCGCCAGCAGCTTAGGGATCGGCTTCACGAGCTTTCCGGGGACAAGTTTCTGCCTATTTGGCATGAGGATGATGGGGTTGAGGTTCTGGTTGAGCTCGCCACTGTGTACGGCCGTGTTGGTGTGCCACAGGTGGTGGCGTCGAACCGGGATCTGACTCCGTTGTTGATGTCGCTGGTCCGGCAGGGTGTGCGTTTGCATGGGGTGGCCATGACGCAGATGGATGCGATCATGGAGATCCCATGGGATTCGGTTTTGAGTACGAGCTGGTTGTCTCCTGCCCAGTATGGGGACACGATTGTGTGGACTGGGAATGAGCTGAAGCGTTACCCGCGCCGGTATAAGGAGCAGGCTCGTAGGCGGCATCGGACGCAGTTCCTTGATGCTGGGTTCGATCCGGATCTCATTGAATCGGATGATGTCACGGAGTGTTTGAGGCTTTCGATTTGGAGTTGGCAGAGGTTTATGGAGTTTGCGAATGAGCGTCGATCAGAAGTAGTAACTACTTCAGAAAATTGGCATGGCGCGGAAAATGCGGAACTCACCCCGAATCGACTTGATATTGAACCTGTTGAATCGGGAAATTCCGGCAAGCGTCTGGGAGGTTCTAGAAAGCCGTCGAATCGTCGTGATGGCCGTCGTCCGCTGCCTGGTGTACGGATCGCAGAGAAGCGTGTGAGGGAGCTTACGGATTCGGGAGAGGTCACTAAGACCATCCGGCTTTTGGACATCGATGATCAGCCTATCCGATCTTGTGACGGTTGCTTCTTGGCTGATAAGTGCCCCCAGTATCAGCCGGATACAGAGTGTGCTTTTGAGCTCCCGGTAGAAGCAAGAACCCGTGATCAGCTCGCACGAATCCAGGAGATTTTGATCGAAATACAGACTCAAAGGATACTTTTGGCCCGTTTCGCCGAGGAATGTAATGGTGGCTATTTGGATGCGAACTTGAGCCGGGAGATCGACAGGCTTCAGCGGATGCTGAAGATCAAGGAGGATATGGACCGGGAAGGTTTCACGCTGACCGTGCGAGCTCAAGCCACACAGCACTCACAAATGGGTCTAATCGGCCGGATCTTTGGAAAGGAAGCAAGCCAAGCGGCTAGGGCTTTGGAAGCCCCGGTGAAGATGGAAGATGTTGCTGCGCAGCTCGGTATCGTTGATGCTGAACTCGTAGAGCAGTAGCAACTACTCCGGTTAAGGGGAGGCATGGAATCAGGCTTATATCAAAAAAGAAGGGGAGCGAGATAACCCGCTCCCCTTGCGTTTCGGATCACGTACGGTGGTACCCGATATCACTCATCGGATCCCAAGAGATCCGGGGCGCTTCAACCGGCTATTCCGGAAGGGTCTGGCAGCAGACCAGGCGTCTTCCCCGCGACCTCCTGGGCGATCCTTCTAACTTTAGTATAGCTATCTTCCTGGATCCTGCCTATAGCTTAACTAAGTGCGTGTGGCGGATAGCAAAGAATAAGAAACCCCTCACCGGTCGGTGAGGGGTTTCTGTATGGTGGTTTAAACCCTTCTGATCCTGTGCACGGTGTCCCGCACGAGCAGCACTGGCCACAGCAGACCGTGGACCAGCGGGTAGGCGATCCGGGCTATTTCGGCTAGGGCAGGCAATAGCGGCTCAGCCCAAAGCGGCATGACGATGGACGCCCGGCGGGCCGCCGACTCAGCCTCTTCCTTGGACACCCGGAACAGCGGGGCAACGATGATAACCCCGAGCGCGTAGACGCCCAGTGCGGCGGCGAGCGTGATCTCGCGCGGCATCACGTCACCTCCCGCAGCCCGGCGGCCCGACACTGGTTGTGATCAGCGCAGAAATGCCGACCAAAGACGGTAACACCTCCTGGTTGCCACGCGAGGCACGCGAGACCGGTGGCCAAGGCGGCGAACGCCTCAGCGCAGTGCTTCCCACCGAACAGGAGATCATCACCGTGCTCGCCGAGCAGCATGGCCACGGCCTGACCGGTGCGGGCTTTGATCTCCCGGGCGCGCTCCTCATCGGGTAGTGCCCGCAGGCGGGCGATTTCCAGGGGCACGGCGGCCGCTAGGGCCAGGGCGAGATGATCCTGCACCATTGTCTTCCTTTTTTCGCTGATTTTGTAAGCTGATTGCTCCAGTGCCACCTCGGGAATGGTGGCGTACCCCGAGATGGCTATGCAGCAATCAGATCAGCCTTCGATCTCGCGTCGGGTAACAGGGATTTTTCGCCTCCATGCTTCCTTCCCCGCATGGTAACCGGCGTTAAATTCTCTGGCGTCGAGATCATATTCGATCACTTCCGTGCATGGGAACCGGTTTGCGAACTCTTGCTCAATCTGTTTGCGCTTGTCGTCTGGAATCGGTGTTCGCACACAGTCCGCTATCGCCTTCCCGATTCCATGACGGTATGATCGCGCGAACATATCCATCTCCTGTACGAAAGACTTTTCATCTAAGGTGGCGAGTTCGCTCGCGAAGGCGGTGATGGCTATCGCGAGCATGGATTCCATGGTTCCCAGCACGGTGGGAAGGAGTGATTCTAGGAGTTCAACCGAGGATCGAATGCCGACAATGTGCAGGGTGGGCTGGTTGCCTGACTGTTCTAGTACCCCGATGCAACCCACGGCTTCGATCACCGAATTGATGGCGTCGCACTTTTGCTTAAGGTGTGCGTCATCCTGCATGGGGAGTGTGGTCCATACGATGTCATCTGGGCTGGGCGGCATGCCAACCTTTTTCGCCAGCAGTGTGGCGACTTTCTCGTAGAGTTCTTTTTCGTACGGGTTGTTTGTGCTTCTGGCTATCCTGATTAACCTATCGATTCTTCTTGCAGTTCTCGACTTCAAGGCGTACTCCCAGTAGACCGCTACCGATGCTGTGAATGATTTTCGCTATTTGGGATGCGCACACTTTATGGTTATCCGGGTTGTACAGGTAGATAGAGACGGCTTGAGATCGTTCTTTGATCTTGCCCGGGTCAGTTGATGTGATTTTGCTTTCACGCAGGGCGTCTAGTATTAGCTCGACCGCAGTGGATAGGGTGACACCCTTTGGTAGATTCTTTTTCGCATTCTCGAAGAGACGCGGGTTTACCCATACGGTTTTTTTCCGTGCAACCACGTTGCTCTTCCTCCTTTCTGATGCCTGATCTTCCAGGGGATCGCATGACCCGGTGTGGTGGATTTGGCCGAGTGGCCATGACCGGGTGCGGACCGGATTTCCAGGGTCCGCACCCGGCCAAGATCACTCGGACTTGGTCAGGACCTCGTCCTCGATTTGCGCCATTTGGGCCTTGACGTCCTCCCCGTCCTGAAGACTGGGGCTCGCCGCCCAACTACCGGTTAGGCCGTGTTGCCCTCCCCGGACAGCGGCCGGACGGGGTTGTCGAGCATGAGCTGGCGGATGAACCGCAGGGACGGCGCATAGCGCCAGTAGTGGGAGCCAATGCCGTCCGGTGCGATGTGCCTGTAGACCGGCGTGGTCAGTCGGTATCCGCGGCCGCCGGTTGGCCGACTGTGCCAGGTGGCGATGACATGCCAGATCGGCATGGGTCGCCAGAACTGGAGGGTGAAGAAGGGGGCTCCGTCCATGTCCGCGAACCGCTCGCCGATGACGTTCCAGGAGACCTTTGCGGCCAGGTTCACCAGGTCGCGAGCGTTGCGGGGGAGATCGTCAATGGAGAAATCGCGAAGAACGATGCCCGGCATCGTGTTGCTGTTCAGGATCATGTCTTCCATCGGGGCCTACCTCTTTTTGTTTGACGTGGGTTGGCGTTCTCCCCGGCGTTCACGCCGGAAAGTTCATTTATATCGACTGTGTCTCCAAAGCGCCGCCGAATTTCGTCAACGATACCGCCGAGATCAAATTCGTCCTCTCATCTGGCGATAGTTGAACGAACATCAAGGAGGATTCTCGCAACATAGCCATGTATTTCTACTGAGATCCTCCTAGGTCGGCTAGGAGACGCACGTCCGGCGACGTGCGTCCGGCTGGCTGACCTAGAAGATGATTCCCGAGACAGTCACGCCGCCATCTCCTCGAGGAGACGGGTCAGCTCGCCCCAGGTGGTGCGGGCGACCGTCCGAGTGGGGATGACCAGAGGCTCCCCTTCTAGGCCGTAACCGGCCAGCTCTCCCTCAAAGATGAGGACCTGCTCGCCGGGGTCTGGCTCCCGACCCTGAAAATAGGAGCGCAGATCCTCAGCGGAGGTGCATGCCGAGTACCCGGGATCGCACTCGATTGATCCCTCACCCGTGCATGAGACACAGGTGGCGCTCACACCTGTGCGGTCGCAGTCAGCGCAGCCACTCCCCCGGCAAGTGCCGCATATGGGATCGGTGTAGTCCATCCCGGTGCCGTCGCAGGCGACGCACCGGTAGCGGGAGGGATCATCTTCGCACCGCTCGGCTCCCCAGGGGGCCGAGTATGCGGTGTCGGCTGAGAATTCGGGGCAGTCTGCCCAGTGGACGCGCCAGTAGAGGTCCAGCCGATTGAGTAGATGCATAATCTCCATGTACCAGGTCACCCATTCCCGCTGGTCAGGCGACCTCGGCCGCGGGAAGCTGCCTCTTGAGGCTGTTGTTTTCCGCCTCAAGTGTGTGGATTATGCCGCGCAGCCTTGCGATCGTGTTCACGAGATGCTCACGCTCCCGCTCCAGCTGCATAATCTTTTCTCGCTCGGCCTTGAGCTGCTCTCTGATCGGCGCGCGCAGCGTTTCCCCGAGCCGCACAGGCCGGGTCTCCCGCAGCCAGTCCTTGATGTACTCCCTGACGTCCCCGGGAAGCTCGTGTGGCTGGAAGGTCTGCACCTTGCTGCCGTCCGATGACTCGGCGGTTACGGTGAACGTAGGGTCTTCTGGGCTCAGAACGTCGTAGTCGTGCCAGACGGTGGTGTACTCGGCGGCAACGCCCTTAAGGACCCACAGCTCGTCCGCGGCGCGGAACTTGAGCCAGATAAGCGGGTTCTTCACGCGCAATCTGCGCGTGACGACCTCCTTGTATTCGATACCGCTTTCCGTCAGAACGTTTTCCAGCTTCACGGCCTGATTCCTTTCTGGTTGATTCTTTAGTCCGGATTCCTCCCCGGCCTAAAGGCGGGGGAGGAATCCGGAGGTCTTGGTGAGCCGGGTGGGCGGTTGCCCACCCGGCCGGACAGGAGGGTTAGTCGTGATTCTCCGGGAGGGTGATACCTGCCCTCTGCATCCTCGCTGTGATGTCCTCTGGGAGAGGGTGGCCGTGCTTGGCTGCCTGCCACAGGTCGCATACCAGGTCCCGGAGAGTTGCAATCAGCTCGTCTCCGGTGAGCTGGTCTGGAATCTCGCCATCCTTGACGGTGATACCGGGAAGCCTCAGATCCTTGTGCTCGTGCGGGACATACCGCACCTCCAGGATGGTGCCATCCTTCGGAGCGAGCTCCGGATAGCGCATGCTTCCCCCGCGATACTGGAACCCGCCGTGGACGATGATCACGCCAGCACCGAGTACGACCTTTGCATCGCGCCGCGGACGGTAGGCGATCCTACGTCCGAAGAGCCAGAGTTCCTGGCTCCTGATATCGGCGTCGATCTCGTCAAGGTTTACCAGCACGGTTAATGTGGGGACCGGGTGGCTGCCGTCGGTTCCCCAGATTTCTCGAGCGAGCTGCCGAACCCGAGCCTCGTCTTGGGCGTCGAAAACCCATCCACGGTCTCGGTTGTATCGCCCGCCGATGGACTTCGCGTTGTCGGCACAGTCGGGATGGAAGGGCGCCTTGAGGGCGATCTTCTTACCATCCTCGATCGGGGTGATGCTGATCGGGTAGATCTCTTCGAGCATGCTTTCTTCCTTTCTCTGCTAGTTTCGCTTGCTTACGATGATGCGCAGTAGGCGCTTGGATTCCGGATCGTGGACTACCTCAACTGAGTAGTCTTTTAGGTCTTCCAACCGCTGTTCGAAAAGCGCCCGGTATCTTTTCATTTTCGCTGCAGCGATCGGGTTAAGCGGCTGGCATGTTGTTTTTGTGTGCTCGGTGGTGTAACCCTTACCGGTGTATCGGCAAAGGTAGGCGTTGCGGATTGTAACGTCCTTGGGTTCTTTTAATCCCATCAGGTTGAGAACCCCGGTTAATGCTTGGTGAATTTTTGCTTCAATTGGTATCTTTCTCATTTCGGCCTCCCGCACTGAGCCGTCATAACCAGCCCCGGGCGTGGTGAGCTCCGGAACTGATTAAAACAGCACAGGTTGCGAGAGTTCACGCGTGGTGAACTGTTCAACTAGTTTGTTGTAGACGTTGGTTGCTTCTTCTACGGTCGGGTAAATGGTGGCGATGATGCGCTGCTCGTCGTTGCACCATTGAATGACCCTTCGCCAATCTTGGAAAACGCCTGTCGCTAATGTGGGATGAGGGCAGCTCATTATCAGGGCAGGGCACCAGTGTGGTGCGTAGCGGTCGATCTTGGAATAGTGCTGTTCCGCGTTGCAGCGACGACCGCAGGGGTTCCATTTGACTGCCATGGAACCGTTTTCGACTTCGTACACGTTGTTTTCGCTGCCTTCTGGAGCGATGTGGTATTCTTCCCCGTTGATCTGGATGATTTCGTTTGTGATCTGCTTGGGATGGATGTTTTCCAGGGTCATTATCAGCGCGAGTATTGAGCTGTGGGTAATCCTTTTCTCTCCCATGGCCTTCCCTGTTCCGATCGAACATAACCGGTAATGGGACTGAGCCCATTACCGATTAGATCCGGTCGGCTACTGGATGGTTTTTTCGTATCCGCCAATGCGGTTGTAGCCACGGTTCTTCAGCCAAGTGACACGAGCGTTGAACCGTGCAGAGATCACCTGCTCAGCGTTTGTGCAAACGTCGGAGCTTGTGATCATTTCACGTACCCACTGGTTTACCGTGAGAGTTGAATGTGCACCATTTAGCAGCGCGGTTAGGCTGATCTTTTCATCGCCGCGGATGAAGGACTCGTGCATGATCCGCATACCGTACCTCCTTGTCATGTTGAGCGCTCAGATCACTATGTGATCTCTGAGCTCTTCCTTGTACGAGTGATAGGTGCTGACGAGCGCTTCGCACACGTTGTCGCTCGTGATCTTAGAGCGCGTCTTTGAGAAGGTTATTGACCGTACTGGTATGTTCGCGTTGACGTTCAGATCGTACAGATCTGCGTGGTAGTCGCTGGGAGTCGAGCGGACGATGCCGAGAATGCGGCTTTGATCGATGATTTTTGCTGTGTTGAATGTTGTGAGGTGCACGTCAATGCATATGCTGTAATACCACTCTGCTCCGTGGCGGTCGCTGATTCTCCGGTAGAGATGGATGCCGTAGGGGATGCCTTCCCGCTCGTACAGCCAATAGCACTTGGTGCACCGGGTTAGGGGTCCGGTTTCTGTAGTGTTGTCTACGGCGTGCCGGGTGACGCTGAAGCCTTTCTTGATGTATTGGTTTACGAGCCGATTGTGGCGGTTAAGTGCGATGGCACGCCTTTCATAGACTCCAATACAGACATATTTTCCCCATTCCCCGTTGGGCTGGGTGTTTTCGATTCCTACAGCGTAGTCTTTGCCGTACGAGCAGGTGGTGATTAGCAGCGCATTTGCTGGGGATTCCATATAGGTTATTGCTACTGGTTTTTGAAGAGACTCAGGTCGTGCCATTTCTTTATCTCTCTCTTCTACCTAGGTTTCTGATCTCATACCCCGGCGCGGCCGCCGACCGCGCCGGACTAAAGGATCAGAAACTGGGAATGCGCGTGAACTGTGATTTCTTAAGCCGAGTAGGAGATTGCCAGATAACTGGCTGACCGGTAACCAGAGAACCCGTCAGGCGTACCGCTCCCACGGAGCGAGGCCGTCCCAATCGAAATCGCGCTGGAACAGCTGAGCGTCAGCCGCGTAAAGTTCGGCCGCTCCCCGAGGCCATGCTTCAGGACGTAGCGCTGCCACGGGTGCAGGACCAGTCCCACGGCCTCGGCCAGCTCCACACACTCAGGCCCGGCCGTGGAGATGTAGGTGGGGACCTTGCTAACCCGCGGTGTTTGCGCGCCGAGCCGATCGGCGGGCGGCCAGTTCGTCAAGGTTGCTCCCCTCCTTCCGGGTGGGGTCGGGGGTCATAGGCCGCGTCCTTCCGCTACAGACCGAGGCGTGAGGGTAGCCGGACCATAAGCCGGATTGCATCGGGAGCTGAGCGCCAGCGGATGAACAAGGAAGCCCCGGCCCCGCGGCCGGGGCAGAGTTAGGTCAAGTGCGAATCGTGCACCCGAGGTTCTTAGCCAAGCTCTGGAGAACCTGGATCGCCACCTCCCGGTAGCAATACCGGGGACCCGCCGTGATCTTACCATTCGCCTCGTATCGGATCTCGTAGTAAAGGAACCCGAAACGATCCACTACCGGCTCCACATATGCGACCATCGATCACTCCTAACAGCGGATACAGTACTGCCGGATACCCCAGCCACCGGTCGGCGGAATCCGCCGACCGGTAACCAGAGAACCCGTCAGGCGTACCGCTCCCACGGAGCGAGGCCGTCCCAATCGAAATCGCGCTGGAACAGCTGAGCGTCAGCCGCGTAAAGTTCGGCCATGCGACGTGCCGCAACGTCGGCTGCTTCTTGGGTGACGAAGAACTGGTCAAGATCGGTGTACTCGTAGTCAGACCAGATCTCCGTACTGCCCGGATCTTCTGGGGTAGTGCAGAGCATCCGCTCGACTTGGGTAGCCAGCCAGATAACCGGCTGACCGTCAGAGTCCGGCTCCAAATTGCCGAGCTCATCCATGCGCGCCGCAGCGTAGACATAGACGGTCAGCACCGCATAGACCTTACGGCCATCGGAGTCGATGCGTGTCTTCGGGTTTCCGTTGTCGTCAGCCAGTAGATAGCGGACAGAGTAACTATCGGTGATCTGGTTGTCACCGCCGATGGTTTCGCTGCTGCTCTGCACTCCCCAGCCGTCGGGAATCCACATGTCAGCCACTCCTGTACTCGTGTGGTGGTGGTGTTGTCTCCGGCTTTGCCGGATTCCCCGGCCACCGGGCGACGGATTCTGTCGCCCGGTGACCAGAGAACCCGTCCCCACCCGACGATCGGATTTCCGGCTAACGGGTGGGGCGACCGGTTAGCTGAAGTGCTTGTTGATCAGGTCGGCGAGGTCCCGCAGAAACTCGATGTTGTCCGTGGTGATTGTGACGCGGGCACTGCCGTTAGGCCGGATGCTGATCACATCGCCGTGGGGCGTCCGGATGTCGGCAGAATGCTCGTCCCACTCGCGAACGCTGCTTCCCGAGATCCGGCTAGCGAGGTCATGGCCGATCTCCCGCATGGTCTGAGCGTTCTTGGTCTTTTCGTCCATCACCGCCATAACCTCACCCAGCAGCTGCTCATACGTGCCGAGCAGCCGTCGCTGAATATCCCGGGCGATGGACGCTGCGCTACGCGAAAGGGAAACGCCGATGCTCGGCTGCTTGTAACCGACGACGTAGCGGTTGTAACCGTCCGGGAAGCCTCCCATGATGGTCATCCGCTTAGACTCCCGTGCATCCTGGTGCAGGATCAGACGCTTTGTGCCACTGATCAGCTCGATACGGGTAGCGGGAGGGAACGACTTGATCACGACTTCGTAGCCGAGAATCGCGGCGATTTCCTTAGCCAGATCCTTAGCCCGGTTGACAGTCGTGTTGTTGTGCCACATGGTGAGTCTCCACTCCTGTTGTGGTGGTTGGTGGTGGTGTCTCCGGCTTTGCCGGATTCCCCGGCCACCGGGCGACGGATTCCGCCGACCGGTGGCCGGGGAATCCCTTACCGACAGTTCACTAGGTGACTCGCGCGAGTCACTCGGAGATTCGCAGCACGGACCGCTCGACTTCCTCACGCTGCGCATCCCTATCGAGCGCGCTTACGAGTGTGAAGTGGTCCATTTTGGCTTTCTCTCTCTCTCTCTTTTCTCTAGGCGTTCTGATCCCATACCCCGGCGCGGCCGCCGACCGCGCCGGACTAAAAGATCAGAAACCGGGAATGCACGTGAACCGTGATTTCCTAAGCCGAGTAGGAGATTTCCTCCGCGTCCTGTTTCAGCCAGGATTGCACGAACGGGTTGAGACGAGCGGCCACGATTTCATCCAAGACTCGCAGGTCTAGGTGGTTACACCCGTTCGCCTTTGCGTTTGCCCAGACCTCAAGAATTTGCTTGAGCGTGGCTGACAGGGTGGCGGTGATGCTGCCCGGCGGGTAGTCCGCCTCGATGTCCTGCATGAGCCGCTCGTAGTCGTCGAGGCGCATCAACGTCTTGTACTGGGCAGCCCCAGCTTTCAGCGGGAGTCGCACCCACGTACCGTCGGTGGTTAACAACGTGACATGGTTGTCATCGAAGTTTTGATTGCTTTGGATGACGAAACCGGAGCTCCACTGGCTGATATACGGAGTGATATAGCGGTGGGGGATGTGGTACTTGCGGCAGAGTTCCGCCATTTCGTAGCGATACCCATGGGCGATCTCGTGGAGATCACCGTCGATGTAGTCGAGCGGGATGGTCGCGTGAGGTGTGATGTAAGTGCATCTCGGCATTTGATCTCCTATGGGTTGATGTATCGAATAATGATTACGGACCTCTGCGTGTTCACCCGTTTGTGTGGGGGTCTTCTTCCTGGATGCTGGTGATGTCAAAGGCGAACGGCACATCCGCGCAGGCCCGGTAGATTTCATCGCAGATTTGCTCGGTGCTGATTTTCGGGTCCGCCATGATCCGCATGGTCAGTATGTGGATGGCCATGTCTTCTCCTTTGGCGAAAATCGGCATCTTCCCACTAACGCGGTTCCGGCGGGAGGAACCCATTCGCCCTCTACTGGCTTTTGAGCTGATCGAGCCGCTTGGAGACATTGACGTGCTCCCCTCCCCTCCCCTTGAAGGGAGGGGAGCGCGTCAACTAACCGGGCATGTGGTCCGGTCCGGGTAGTCAGCCGACACGTTCGGCGCGGTAGCCGTAGCGCTCCATGTCGGCGCGGAAGTGCTTCATAATCGTCTCAATCTGAGCCGGGGAGCCTGTGAAAAACGAGCGCCTGCCGTTCCGCGTGTGCTCGTACAGCGTGGCGGTCTCGCCCGCGAAGATGGCGCTCACCGTGATGACGGTGCCGTCGTCCTTGGTGAATCGCTCGGTGATCTCTCGCATCGGGTACTCTCCTTGTAGTTTTGGCCGGTATTTAATATCAGGGAAGTTATGAAAATTTTGGTTTTTTTGCTTGCCCCTGAGCATATAACGCGTCGCGTTCTCATGAACGCGCCGCGCTAAATGCTCAAGGTGTAAGCTTGCTCAAGATCTCGCGCCCCCGGGAAGTAACCCGGTTTGCGGAGAAGTCAAGCCCTCGCTCGATTGCAAGCTTGGCGAAATCCAGCTGAAACTCTAGCTTGTCGGGCAGTCCACGATAGGTGATGGTAAGCCCTTTGAAGAGAGTCCATGTCTTGTACTTTTCTAGAATGGCTTTAAAGACTTGGTAGCTTCGATTGCTGACGGGGAATCTAATTCCGGTGAGTTTGGCTACCGAGTTGAGGAATTTGGGACCGGTACGCTGATACCAGTCGTCTATAGCAAGGTGTTCGATAACTCGTTCAAGCTCATTTGGGTTAATGAGTTTATTGTTTTTGGCCGTGGTAATCAGCGTGTTGGTGAGGTTTACAGCCTCAGATCGAAGGTGGGGCAGGGAAAACGCGCGGGGAAAAATTTGAAGAGTGCGAATTCCGTCCGTGGTTATGGTGGGTCGCACGAAATCCGGGTAGCGGCGACTCAGCCACGAGTAGTTGGCCATATGAGTGAGCGTGCCGTACTCGGGGTGGATGCGCCATTCCCATGGACCTTTGATGATGAGTGGCTTGTCATCAGTGTATGCCCTGTTCCAGTGGTGCACACTGGGGATAATGCCATGGTTGACTAGTTCGGTGATTAACCACATGGTTTTTCTCCTTGTTTTGTTCTGAGCCTATACCCCGGCGCGGTCGGCGGCCGCGCCGGACTAAAGGATCAGAAGCAGTCCGTTTCGGCTTCCATCAGCACGAAGCTACCTTCTGGCGTGTAAGTGAAGGCGTACCCTTTTGGAGCGAGACTGTTCATGTGCTGTTCTGCTTCATCAAGGTATTCATGCAAGGCTTCGTCGATGTCGATCCCGTTGGGAAGTTCGCTTTTGTCTTCGCGGAATGCGCTGATGACGTTGTGGTATTCGTGGATCCGGTCAGCCTCAGGTCGGGGATCAGTTCCCGCGCCCGGCCGCCACCCGTAATCCCATGCGATTTCCAGGATTTGAAGGCAAGTAAATCGTCCGTGAATGGCTTCATCGACCCACGTGCCTGTATCTTTGGGGGTAATGGGCGGCATTTTTGCCATGGTTTTTCTCCTTTGTATTTTTGCTGATCGACCATACCCGGCAGCGGGACTGGTCCCGCTGCCGACTAAAGCTGATCAGCTCATGAGTAGGCTGTTATGATGCGCGTGAATGCGTCATCAATGGTACGGTACATTTCATAGATCCGGACGATCTTAGCGAAAATGTCCGGCACCGGGTAGGTGTGGGGAAATCTTTGAGTCCATACTGTGCCGCATTCGCCGTAGGAGATTGCGGCTTCCCATTCGGTGGGGCTGATTCGGCTGATGGACCCGATATCGAGCGCGTTCTTCAGGGTGTCCCCTGTACCGAAAGTGGTGAGGATGCTGTTGTCGCAAATGTTTCGATACAGGGGATATCCCATGAATGGTTTGAGCCGGTTGTAGTAATGCCCGTTGTGGAAAAACGCGCTACCGTTGCTTTTTTGACGGCAGTTATCGCAGTTGATGAGCATCTCTGCCTTTAACGTGTTTGGGAGCGTGCACTGGGTGCTTAACCCGGTACGGCGTATATCCGTACCGGGTTAAGCGCCCAGAGTGTTGAGGGGTTGGCACGCTTGATTTGGTTACTGTTCTTCGATACAGGATTGCAGCATCCCGGTTTGAAAAACGGTGAGCCCAAGCTGCCCTGCTAGGTCCTTGTATGCTTCTTCTTCGCTTCTGCCGTTGGCGATTTGCTGTTCCAGTTCGGCGAACATTTCCGGCAAAACTTCATTGATGTTCTCAATTTTTGCCGGTATGCGCCACACGGATATGTTCCAGTAGAGCGCATTTCTTTTTGGCCGGACGAAATATCCCATGCTTTTAAGATCTTCGACCATTGAATCGAAGATCTTGCGAATGGAGTCTGTGTAGTAGTCGTAGCAGAAGGTGATCGTGGCGTGAATTTCTACGGGTATTCCTTGTGATATCTTGATTCCTTCGGTTAGCATGTTTCCGGCGTACTTGAACCGGTACCCGGCGTTTCTGAGCCTGCGTGATAGGCTTGCCGCAAATCTATGTGCTGTTCTATTTCCCGGTCGCGGCCGCAATCCCATTTTTTGTCCTTTCTGTTTTAGCCGACCGACCATAACCAGTGGCGGGAGAAATCCCGTCACTGGCTAAAGCCGTCCGGCTACAAGTTCGCCTTCCAATAGTCGGCGGTTGCGATGCCTTCGGTGAACGCCTTGCTGTACTTGGGCGCGGTACGCGGAGTCTGAAGGAAGTCTCGCACCCAATCAGGCATGGCATCCTCAGAGATGCTCAGGTGCTCATACACACGCTGCAGCATGCCAAGGTAGTAAAAGGCTGCTTGACCTGCGGAATCCGGACCGTAGTAAGCCACCTGAGACGTGCCATCGACGTATGCTCTAGATGAGTCATTTCTTGTGTAGAAGTGGCCGAGTTGGCCGTTTGTGAGCCGCCGAAGCTCTTCGGTGATCTTGACGACTTGGCTGTGTGTGAACATCTTTTTTTGTTTTCTCTCCCTTTTCCGCGTTCTTGGGCAGGTGGCTTAGACCGTACCATATTGGACGGTTTTTGGCGGAGCGCCCAGAATGAGCTTAGAGGCCGTGATCGATTAGCTGTTTTGCTCCTATTTCGGTAATTTTGAATTCGTCCATTATTGCCTTGATTGCGTCTTGCTTGGTAATTTTGCCGTCCCTTATCTGGTCATAAAGGTTTTCAAGCAGAGATGGGAGTGTTTTACTCATGGTTTTTCCCCTTGTGTTGTTCTGATCCCATACCCCGGCGCGGCCGCCGACCGCGCCGGACTAAAGGATCAGACAATCACCATCCCGTGCACGGCTTCCGCCTTGCGGTAGGCGGTGATCATAGTGTCGAGAATCCGGGTAATTGGGTAGGTGTCGGGGAAGGTGTGCTGCCACACGCACCCTGCCGAGTACGTGTAGATGGTCGCACGCACGAAACCGGGCAGGTCGTCCGGGACGATTTCGCCGGAATCAAGGCACTTGCCGAAGTTGCTACCGGTGTTGAAGAAGGTGACGCGGGCCTTGAGGCATGGGATGGTGTAGAACTGGTAGGCGTACCGGCCGCGCGTGCACCACGGCACCATGTAGTGTCCTCCCCATGATCCAGCAGTGTGGGACTCCGGGATCATGAGGCAGCGCGTGCATGTGACTGGTACAGTGTCCGGGTCCATGCCCACGGGGAAGTCGGGACTAGTCATGGCGTCTCCTTTTCCGTTGGTGTTCTGAGCCTATACCCCGGCGCGGTCGGCTACCGCGCCGGGGTATAGGCGGTATGTGTCTTGTCGGCACGTACCGCCTATTCCATAGGCTTGGTCTTGCGTGAGCCTAGGCTCACTCCCCACACTCTGCGCGGACTCGATCCTCGATTTCCGGCAGCTGATGAGCCACGGCCATTTGAGCCGATATCATGAGCGAGATGATTTCGTCATCGGACAGTCCGTGGCTACCCGTAATCGTGGTCGTGTTCCATGCCCACGTGCAGCCGTCCGGGAGCAGGGACTCAAACTCGCGCTTGAGGGCCTCGAGAGTGGCCTCAACCATGGCGTCCTTCATGCGCGGGGAGTACCCGGCGTCCGCGAAATACGAGTCGAGTCCTGCACGCAGCGCATCCCTATTGAGCGCGTTCACGAGTGCCAAGTTGCCCATTTTCCCTTCCTTTTCTCTCTCTCTTTCTTTTTCTCGTTGTGTCCCTATTTAGGGGCATAGCGGAATACAGGCATCAATAGCCGCATGCATATTCTCGGCATGTGGCGACCTGTATTCCACTATGCGCCTAAATGTGGGGCGCTAGGCGCAATTGTCCCCAGTGTGGTCTAGGTCATTGTCTCTCCCGTGGTGAGATAGTCCTGCAGATTCGCCGTGCCACTTTTGGGGAATTTTGGCACGTGGCAGGTCTACGGTTTAGCGGCCGTAGACCACCATGCACCAAAATTCTGGGCGGCTAACGGGTAACCGGAACCCACTTTCGCACCGTGGGCAGCTTCGCCCATGACTCGGCGATAATCTTAATCCGGGTGCCAAATGGTGATCTTGCGATAAATTCGCGCCGGGTATGCGGATTGGTCCGGTCCACTCGCACAATCGTTTCCACGCGGTATGGGATACCGCGGTCCATAATCTCGGTGCCAAGGGTGATATCACGCGCCATCACGGGAATGTTGTCACCCCTAGCATCAGCCATGTGCGCACGCTCGATTCTTTCGGCGGCATCCAGGTCTACTCCGATACCGTGGTATTGGGTGAAAGCGCCGCACGTGCAGGAGATGTAGGCGCGCGTGGTGCCGCGATTCTGCGCATAGGTGATGGTGATACTGTGCATTCTCTCTCCCGTGTGTGTGTTTGTGCCGACTCTGGACACATTGCGGTACGCGTGCCACAGGGCACGTGTACCGTCATGCGCTCAGACTCGGGTTCACATTTCGCGGAACCCCGCCGCCTCGAGGTCGGTCCGGCGGCGGTGCAGGTAGCGCTCGATTTCAAAGT